TTGGGATAGAATGTATCGACCTGTGGTACGCCACAAATTCGAAGGCACCGTGGCGGTCTTGGCATGGGAGCTTTCCTCCCTTTGTATTCGGTATATTCCGATAATAGCACTTTGAGCAGAAAAAAGCAATTTTTTCAAAAGCTGCTACATTTTCCGTCCTCATATGTGTGCTGGCTGATGTTCGGTGTCAAAGACTACGTGTGAGGCATGTTCGCATTGTCAGATTATCTACATTTGACAGAACTTCGCAGGGCATGATGAATTTGCTTGGATTCATTATGAGTTTAGTTTACATGCAAGCCGTTCACGGGCGGTTGTCCACCTATGAACGGCTTGTAAATTCTCAATTTTTTTCCTTACTTGACACAAGAAGATCTCAGTCGCCTCGTTAGAGATTACATCGAAGCGGGCAAGTAGTATCTCTATTTTGTCATTTTCAAACGCAGAGCACGATTAGATTTTCTTCGCAATCGTAGACAGCTCCGAAATAATGCTCAGAAGATCATTTTTGACTTCCTCTTTACTTGGCTCACTGCCCATCAGAAGATAATCCGTGCTGACATGGAGGATGCAGGAAAAGCAAAAAGAAGTTGCTGCGGTTACCAAGAACTTACGAATTTGCAAAACATACAAGCCTGTCTGGATGCAGTATGTAGAGTTGCCCATGAGTCAGAAATCGGCTTTTTACAGTGGTCATAGTACGGAATTGCAGGCTTACAGTAGTGTAGCAAAGAATTTGGAAAAAGAAGGAATTGACCAATCCGTTGATCTAGATAAAGCGATTGGATTTACTGAGCAACTTGAAAGGAAAATTGAAGAAACGAAAGAACAACTACGCGAGACAAATTCTGAAGAGAAAAAGGCCCAACAGGAGCGGAAGAAGGTTTTAGACATACAGGAAAAACACACGATAAACAGAACAATATTGATTGTTTTGTACAAAGTACAAATTATTGGATAAGTCGGGTTTTATAATAGAGATGTCGATACTATTGCCATCAGATGACGGATATTTGCAGCAAATAGCAAAATCCGTGAGGGAAAGTAAAGCATTTTAGGCAATGGAAAAGAGAAAGCATCTCTAAAAATAGACGGAAAACATTAAATAAAATCAAAAAAGGACCGGAAAATCTCTATCGACGTGTTCTCTTACCTTTTGAAGGGAGAGTGGCGATCGTGCGCAGAGTTTCCGATCCTTTGCCTTTATTTAAGCATTTTACTAGCGATGCCGTTCCAAGGGCACCTCCTTATTTTTTGATTCTCAACAAAAAATAAGGAGGACGTATAATGATCCAGCATGAATTTGAAGAGTTACTTGAGCAATTTAGTCAAGATGAACTGAATGAAAAAAGCACGGTGAAAGGACAGTTCACTAGCTATATAACCCGCCGAATGGAATGGCACGCAATTCGCTATGCTGCTAAGAATCGACCCAATGTCATTGTGATTTCCTTGGATCAGGCCCCGCGACATCTGACAGATATTGATGCCGAGCAAATGTTTCGGAAGGTTGAGATTGAACTGGCTCTTCAACAGGAAGTACAGAGGCTTTCACCAAAAGAAAAGGAGTGGCTTTTGTGCTTTCTGAAAATGAACTACAAAGAAATTCAGAAACACTTTGGCTGTGGGCATACCTATGTCTATGAGAAGCGCAAGAAGCTGGCTGAAACAATGAAGGCGTTGAAGGAGTAACGATTATGAAGAGCTTTGAAGAACATCTGCGAGGCGCAAAAGCACATAACCGTGAGGATAAAATCTGGCTTGTTACGTGTTTTTCTGGGAAAATGGCTAAGTTGTGTGCCAAGTACGGCTTTCCCGATGATGAAGATATGTTCGTCTACCTGATCGAGCATTTCCTGCGGGACTTGGATAGGTTTGTCATATACGGTGATAACCATACCGTACATAGCGGAGGAAATGGCAGTGGCAACAGATAAGACTCGATATAAGGATGTAAAAGTTCGCATTCCGGAGGAAGAACTGGCTGTACTGAACTGCCGTGTTGCTAAAACAGGTATGTCCAGAGAACAATATATCCGTTGCTTGATTGCAGATACGATTCCTGCTGAATATCCGCCAGCAGATTACAGGCTTATCATTCGAAAACTGGATGAATTGCAGGAGGTGATGGAAGCACTGGTTGACGAGAACCCCGTCAAACGAGATGCAATGAAGCTGTATATTACGCTTCAAAATGTTGCGAGTACGGCGGATGTGCTGCGTAGGGCCGTGATGCCATTTGTGTCAAGACGCGAAAAGAAATAAAAAGTGGGGCTGCTGTATGTGGCAGCCCCATTTTCTATTATATTTGATCCCAGAATTCGACCGCAGGAATATAATTTACTTCGTATTTCTCCTCTATTGTCAATCCAGATAGGCTTTCACAGAAGCGTAATAGATGCGAAGAAACTTGTTAGCAGAGGCCATCATGTAGACACGGTAGGGCTTGCCTTCAGAGCGTTACTTGTTCATGAACTGGTAGACCGGCTCATTCATTGGAGCGTGTTGCAGGATGACACTCATCACTAGGAAGAGCGTCCTGCGCAGCGAGGCAGATCCCCGTTTGGAAATACTGTGGCTACGGACGTCCATTTGACCGAATTGGTAAGGAGGGGCATCGATGCCCGCAACGGCAACCAACGCTTTTTTGGAATGAAACCGACGTACATCGCCAATTTCAGCCATGAGTGGGGGGCCGAGGGCAGGTCCAATACCAAACATCCCCATAACCACAGGATACTCCGGAAGAGAAGCTGCCAGAGACTGCATCTCCTGCTTGAGAGCAGCTAATGTGGTTGAAGTTGCCCGGATTTGGAAAACTGCCTGTTCCACCAAAAGTTTTGCCGTATCCGTTTTTGGAATGACACCGAAGTGTCCACAGGCAGAGGAATAAATGTCCAGCGTCTTATCTTCGCAGAATTTATACCTGTGCTTTCTGCACCATTTATGGTACTTGGCGGTGAAAGCCTTCTCAGACAGGTTGCAGACGCACTCGCAATGCCAAAAAGCGGCTACAAAGTCCACCCACTTCTCGCTGCCATCGGCGCGGGGCGGACTGGTAAACAGGCGGTTTGCGTCCGGGAAAGCAATGTCCAGCAGGGAGATCAAGTTATTCTTCAGCATGGTCTGTACTTTAGAATACTGCTGGTACTTCCGGTAGCAGGTCTTTAGCATGAGCCGGGTATCCTCCTCAGGGACATATCTCGGCAGTGTGAGCCAATGATCAAGGCCGCAGTTGGCCAGCTTCACGGCATCCTTCTTGTCGGTCTTGGCTCGTTTTAAACTGTTGTTTCCGTAGTCATGCACCAGCATTGCATTGACTACTGAGACATAAAGGCCCGCGTCGTGGAGCAGCCAGGCCACAGGTGTGTGGTGATAACCTGTGGATTCCATCACCACACGGGTCTCACCGTCCAGACTTTTTAGCAGCCCTGCCAGCTTGCTTAGCTCGCTGTCGGTGTGAAGCACCTCAAAGGGCGAGACAACCACCTCTCCAAAAGGGCGCATGACCACAATTATGCTCTTACCATGGGAAACATCGATGCCAACGCAGTTCATTCACATTCCTCCGACACAAAGAACCTGCAACCGGAATCCATCTTTTCTCGTTGACGATTCAATCTATTGCGTGACGCGAACTCTCCGGTATTCGGTGGCTCAACCTGCTCAAATCGAACGTTGCAACAAGAGGATGACTAGCAGTCTTATCTGCGGGTATGTAAACCCAAGGTACAGTTGGTCAGCTAGTTGCTCATCTTATTCTAGCTAAGGCACGGGACGGAAAGAACACCGGACTGGCTATCCGGTGTTCCTGTCCGAACTTATTGTAATAGGTACAATAAGTTTCGCAAATTGAAAAGGAAAGGAGAGAGGACTAGTCCGCTGCGATTGCTGAAAACAAGCCCTCTCAACTCAACTGGAGTGTTTATCTGTTTTCAAAAACGTTATGCTAACATTACATTAGTATTATAGGATGGCAAGCAAAGACGTCATGCGCAATATGTTAAAAATCATATCTCATTAATTACCACGCTTAACGTGATGTGCGATTCTTTGATTATATGCATAAAGCCCATTACGACAAAGAGATCTAACTTTTTGCTCCCAGTGATTATTACCGCGCATCCTATTTAGTGACATATGGATTAGGCTGGAAAGTATGCTAGCCTTAGAAGCCGTTAAAGTGTTTTCGACATCGGCGGTATCTAGGGCCTGCTTGTACAGAGCGATTACATGGTGTCTTCTAGACAATTCTACATTTCCAATAGGTTTTTTGTGCGAATAGAATAAAGCTATGGCGTCTAAAATCTCCTTCCTTTGAGCACGGAAAACATCTCTATAGCTAGAAGAAGGTATACTTTGAGAAAGCCACATTTCAAGATCCATCCTGTTTAGTCCGAAGGATTGTGCGATAGATAAGACATTTAAGATTCCAAATAAAACATCATTGTCGTTATCTAAACTACAAAAACGATTTCCTTGAATGGCTTGTATAATGACTTCACTGTCTCGAAAAAAGACCTCTTCGGCGAGGTCAATAACTTTTAGGCCTCCATATCTCCATGTTTCTCGCACATAGGTGTCAATTTGAATTTTCGAGACGAAGTACGTTTTTTTGATTTCATTTTGCCATTTAGAAAGATAAGGAAGTATTGTGTCTAAGCTTTGCAAAAGTTTTAGGCGTAAACGGATATGAAAATCAGGGTCTAAATAGCGAATAAAAAAATAACGATCAATCAATTTGGAATCACATAGGAATTTGCAGAAATCGTACATTTCATTGCTGATTAATGCGTCGGCTGAATCACGGGTACAATATATTTTTATGTAAACCCATTTGTTCGCACCAGGCAAAAGAAAAGAATTGTTATCGTATAAGGAGTGACAGATGTCTTTCGGAGTATTTTTTAATTGTAAGGCTTTGGGTTCGCTAACATTATCGTTTTTGCTTTCGTGCTTTTTAAGGAAAGAAAGGACAACTTCGTTGGCGAAGGGGGACCCGTTAACATCGTTTAACCAGGAACTATCATTATAACCAATAGCTTCCGTCAATACCACATCATCAGCTTTTTTTGAGTTTAGCTCAATTAGCAGTTGAATATGGTATGGATTTTTAAGATTTAGAAGCAATTTGTGATCGCCTTGTACCATATAGACGATATCTGGTATCCCCCAAGCGTCTTTAAAGCGATTAAAATCTTCAGTGCCTTGTTTAATAATAAGAGAGGGGATTCGCCATTTTGCGGGAGACAATATTATTCTATTATAGGTTATTCTGGGAATAAATGTACCAGGTAAGGATTGGAAAATACCATAAGTTCTACTAATCGGCAAGAACGGAATCTCATTAATTTCGCATAGGAATCTAAAGATGTTGCTGCCCAGCATACAATTAAAGAGATTGCTTTTATCAATATGGAGTCTCTTATTAAGTTTTGAAGATTTTAAATAAAACGAATTCGTTGTAGAATCCACTCCGATATATATGTCCTTGATATCGATACTGTTGTCAATATCAGAAGGGATATCTAGTGACAATTGATATTTATATGACGATGAGCAAAGCATAACATTACAGTTACGTTTGTGCATTGGGTATTCAGACAATTCAACATCAATCAAGGCGTCAGATTTATCGGTTTCACTGATTTGTGTACGTGAAGATAACTCATCGTTAAACATATATCTGAATCTGCCAAATGATTTTCCGCTTTCTCCTGAACCTATAAAACCAGTAGGCATTAAATAGAATAGCCCATCATCGAGGTCATGCACACTGTCAGAAATAATTTGAAAACACAATTCTACAGAATTGGGTGCCGCTGTGATGTCAATATCTGATTTGAATTCTTTTAATTCGTCATCACTCAAAGATATCTCACTCAAATTGTTTCTGAGCGCATACTGTACCTTATAAAACAAAAATTTCCCTAGCGGAGTTTCTCCTGTTCCAGAAAAAGATATTTGTTGTTTAGAGCGGGGAAAAGCGTAACCACTCGGTGCACCGATTCCCATGTCATTATCGAAAACGTTTAAGATAGACACTGCGACATCATATCCGTACCTTTCGATAAATTGATTCTTAAAGGTATCTATCTGTGGCAAAGTCTCCTGCTTGGCGCTAAGTGAAAGGAGTAGTGTTATGAGTTTCTGCGCTTCGTTAGATACTTTATTACACAAAGTAGATCCTGCCAAGGGTTTCTTTAAGTCCACCTGTATGTAGTCCTTTTTGGGACTCAAGAGTTGCATCTTGTTGAATAATTCGTTCAAAATTGCCTCGGAGTTGCCTACCGAAGAGGAGGAATATTGGTTCAACAAAGATTTAATCTCCGTTAACTGCTCATACCAATGTTTGGCCGTGGGAATATGCTGTAAGATATTTATTACATGCTCCAATGGATTGTTGTTTACAAGGTTGGGATACAAATTTACCAGCAAATACTCACTATCTATTAAATTGTTAAGGAATGATGTCACCTTAGACTCGTTTGCGGTGCTACTCTCAGAAAGAATGATATGTTGCAAATCATCATATAGAATATAAGATTTTGATAAACTAAGTACATGCTGTACTAGCGGGCTGTTTCGGATTGATATTTGCGTCTCTTTTGATCCAACTCCGGCCAGATCAACATGCCAAGGGTTGATAAGACGAGATCCTTTTTCGTATATATACGGATTGCTACATACCTTTAGAGATGGTAAAATATTCTTATCAGAAATTATTTTATGAATAATAGAAAATAGCCATTCCATATCAGGGCGAGAAAATTTCACAAAACTGTTTTTGTTTCCTAACAAGATATCTGTGTGTTCTCCAAGCTTCGCCAAAGAGACACCCGCGCATAATCCATAAGGAGTGCATCGCGAAGATGAACGGATTGCATATTTTATTCCACTATGTAGAAGCTTGTCAGTGCAAGCTGCGTTTTCATCCAAAAAGTATTGGGCTAAGTCATGCGACGCAGTTTTCAATAATTCACGAAAACAAGAATCTTCTTTAAGATTTTGAATTCGCTGCTTTGTCAATTTGGCATTTGAGAAAAGATGACAGAATTCTTCAGTAGAATTAATAGGAGTACGGATAACTACATATTCATTTGGTTGGTACAATTCATTTTGCATGTTAATCATCCTTTCATTATGTTATGTTTTTATAGCCGAAAGTGTTTTCGGTGCTAAACTTGGAGCCTACGAATTAATAACAGTATACCACTTATGCGCATTGCGAACAATATGTCAAAACAGTGTTTAAAAAAAATGTATAATATGATAGAATGTCTTCGAGGACTTGTCATAGTTGCAAGTTTAGTTTTAGTTGGATGTAACATCATGTTGACCGGATGAAAAGGAGGAAGTATGGCAATGGTCCGTTTTGGCGATACCATCCTAAACATTCTCGGTAATTACAAAAGATGTTTAGGGATACTAATAAAAATCGATAAAAAGTTTTTGGCGTTTTCGCTATTTTCAACAGTATTACTTGGTATAACACCATCTATTTCTCTGCTGTTAACCCAATCGATAATAAATGGAATCCAAACGGGCGTTTATTCATTTAGTCAGGTTGTTGGACTGATAATTGTTTATGTTGCATGTAATGCTTTGGTTTCATTATTTACTATATTTAGTCAATACTATACTTCTGTGTTTCAATACAAACTTAATAAAACTATTAACATTATGATTCTAGATAAGGCGGGTAAGCTGTCCTTTAAGTCCTTTGAAAATCCGGAAGCTTATAACAAAATTCAAAGAGCTCAGACAAGTAACAAAATATATCCATTTATTTCATATATACTTTCAATAATCCAATTATCTATTACTTTTATATCTTATGGCGCCATCATACTTTCTTGGAAATGGTGGTCAATTTTTCTTATTCTCCCTAATGCTTGCTTTAGTACTTTTCTTGCAAATAGATTGAACAAAAAACGGTACGAGATGCTACGTTATCGTACTGAGGAAGAAAGGAAAAAATGGTATTTCCAATATTTGTTAACTAACGATATAGCTTTTAAGGAAATTAGAACATATAATTTAGCGGAATATTTTATTCATAAAGTTAAGGGGATATATGACGATTTTTTTAAACAGGATAAATCTTATTACAAGAAATCATCCGAAATTAGTTTATTGATTTCCATTTTGGATGAACTTTGTATGGGAGTACTGTTTTGCATCGTTATTTTTGATACATACGCAGGTAATATTTTGATTGGAGACTCAGTGGCTTATATTAACGTTTCAAGTAATATTAAATCAACGCTTAAGCAGCTATTAGCCCAGATTTCTGCAATTTACAACGATAATCTGTACATTAACCAAATATTTGAGTTTTTGGACATGCCGGAAGAAGAACAAATAAAACGTATGGAAAAGCATATAGATGAAATAAATACAATAACTGTTGAAAATTTGTCTTATAGATATAATAGCAATAATAGGTATGCACTAAAAGATGTGAGTTTCAGTTTAAGTAAAGGCGATATCGTTGCAATCGTTGGAAAAAACGGGGCAGGAAAATCGACCTTAGCAAAAATATTATCTGTTCTTTATAATGATTATGAAGGCAGCATAAGGATTAATGGAATAGAAATGAGACAAATAGACAAGGACCAACTTAGGAAAAAAATTTCAATCTTGTTCCAAGATTTCACTAAATACGAATTATCTCTTGGGGAAAATATTGGAATAAGTGATATTGATAACTTAAGTAACTGTGACAAGCAGAAGCGAATAATTGAGTCCATAGGCCTTAATATGGATTTAGAGCTAACACAGCAGCTGGGAAATTGGTTTGAAAATGGTAAAAACCTATCTGGAGGACAATGGATTAAGGTGGGAATTGGACGTGTTCTGTTTAAAGATGCAGAATTGATTATTTTGGATGAACCTAATGCAGCATTGGATGCGATCTCAGAAATTAATATTTTTAAGGCCATAAAACAAATTGCAAAAAATCGGATCTGCATAGTAATAACACATCGAGTATCTAATGTTCCATTTTATGCAGATAAAGTAATGGTAATTGACGAGGGGAAAGTTGTGGGTTTCGAGACTCATGATTATTTGCTTAAAAATTGCCACATTTATAATGAACTTTATACTGCAGACTTGAAAATAGCAAATCGTGAATAGGAATACTCAGGAATTGTCTTGTCTTTGTAAAATAGTCAATAAATACGTTTCCGGACATATCTTCTGTGAATAGCTATTTTTCATGTAGGGAAATCCCCAAACGAACGCCAGCAAATTGTGCCGTGGGCTAACCAGGAGGACGCTAAGACTGCAACGACCATTATATTGCTGTGCCACCGTTGCGAGATTGGCGTAGATACACTCTCACTGGAATAACCGAAACCACAGAATATCGGTCTGGCATGTGGGGGATGTTGACAAGATTTAAAGGAGGAGTGCCGCAACTATTTGCTATTTTTGTATTAAGAATTGGCGGACTGCTCATTTGAAATCGTTTGTGTATACGGGATTAATTGTGCCATACTAGAGTATGATCGTTTAAAACATAGTCAAGTGACAGGTTACCGTCGATGTGGATTTATACATTGTGACTTTAGGCCTTGTCAAGAGGTTAGAAACAGGTGATGCCGGAGAAAATTGATTCGAAAGATGTGAGACTTGATGTGGTTGACTTTATTGTTGCCGGCAAGTGTCTTGATGAGAGCAAAGGTTGCAGTGGAACTAACAAGTACGATGGCGCCACTTGTCTGCAAATTTTCGCTGCCTTCCCGTGCTCCGATGCGAAACCTCAATTACTACGGGTTTCCACTGTGAAAACGGGACATGCTTCAACACTTAAAACTGTGTAGTAAAACTAAAGTAAAAGGCCTATTGCTGACCTATGTGAGTATTCCGCGCGAGATTGCGCACCTCAACCGCTCAAATTGAGCATCCATTCCGGCGGGATTGAGCACCCTTGCCGCTGTCGTTGAGCACTGCGGTAAAATGTAGATATGCGTCAGATTTCTGGCGTAAATATCTACAAGGAGGTCACCTGTATGACCAATTACCGTGAGATCCTCAGGCTCCATAGCCTGGGACTCAACAAGACCGAGATCGCGTCAAGCTGCCGCTGCGCTCGGAACACTGTGGCAGCAACCCTGCAACGGGCGGCGAACTGCGGCCTGCAATGGCCGCTGCCGGAGGAAATGTCGGATAAGCAGCTCTCAGAGCGGCTGTTTCCGTCCAGCACCTCAAAGCCTGTCTACAAGATGCCGGACTACGACTATGTCCACAAGGAACTCCAGCGCAGCGGTGTTACGCTGAACCTGCTGTGGCTGGAATACTGCGACCAGTGCCGGGCGGCGGGCGAGATTCCATACCAATCAACCCAGTTCAACAAGTACTATGCCGACTATCTGGCAAAGGCCAACGCCACCATGCACCTGAACCACAAACCCGGTGAGGTTATGCAGGTGGACTGGGCCGGCGATACTGCCGCTGTTATTGACACAGACACCGGTGAAATTATCCCGGCCTATGTGTTCGTGGCAACCTTGCCGTACAGCGGCTACAGCTATGTAGAAGCCTTTTTCTCCATGAATCAGGAGTCATGGACCACTGCCCATGTGAATGCCTACAAATACTTCGGCGGTGTCACCCGGATCATCCAGTGCGACAACCTGAAAACCGGCGTGCAAAAGCATGGGAAGGATGAGGTCGTTCTCAACAAATCGTACCAGGAGCTGGCAGAGCATTACGGCACGGCAATTCTGCCTGCCAGAGTCCGCGCACCCAAGGATAAAGCTGCTGTTGAGGGTACCGTCGGTATCATCTCTACCTTCATACTGGCCGCTCTGCGGAACCGCCAGTTTTTGTCTCTATTGGAACTGAACGAGGCGATTTGGGACCGTCTGGAGATGTTCAACCACAAACCTTTCCAGAAAAGGGAGGGTAGCCGGGCCAGCAGCTTTGCGGAAGAAAGGCCCTTTCTGCGCCCTTTGCCGCCCAGACCTTTTGAATTGGCCACCTGGAAAGTGGCAACGGTGGGACCAAATTACCACATTTCTGTGGAGCGTATGAATTATTCTGTTCCCTTTGAATACATCAAGCAGAAGGTAGATGTCCGGCTCACCAAAGCCACGGTAGAGGTTTTCTACGGTGGAAACCGAATCTGTTCCCATCCCAGGCTGTACGGACGGTTTAACCAGTACAGTACGATCCAGGAGCATATGCCGCCAGAGCACCAGAAGTATGTCCAGTGGAATGGTGAACGGTTCATTCACTGGGCCGGTAAAGTCGGCAGCAACACGCAGGTCGCTGTCCAAGCCATTCTCAGCGGCTACAAAGTAGAGCAGCAGGGCTACAAGTCTTGCATGGGTCTGCTGAAGCTGGCAGACAAATACACCCCGGAACGGCTGGAGAATGCCTGCAAACGGGCATTGGAATACACCCCCCGCCCTTCTCTCAAGAATATCCAGGCTATTCTGGCATCTGGCCAGGATAAAGCCATCCCTGAGCAGAGTGCGGCTACTGCGTCCTCATCCCGGTACGGATTCACCCGTGGAGCTGCGTATTACGGAAGGGGGAACAAGTGATGCTGACTGAAACAACGGTATCCAAGCTGCGTGAAATGCGGCTGAGCGTTATGGCCAACGCGCTGAAGGACCAACTTGCCGATCCGCAGTTCCAAAGCATGGCCTTTGAGGACCGGCTCGGTCTTTTGGTGGATGCGGAATGGAATGCCCGAAAGAATAACCATCTGAACAAGCTGATCCGGCAGGCAACCTTCTCTGATCCGGGAGCTTGTCTGGAGAATGTGGAGTATCTGCCCGACAGAGGTCTGAAACAGGAGGAACTGCTGCGGTTCGGCACCTGCAACTACATCCAGGAGCACCACAACATCATCCTGTTGGGTGCCACCGGCAGCGGCAAAACCTATCTCGCCTGCGCTCTGGGCATGGCTGCCGCAAGGCGGTTTTATGCGGTGAAGTACATCCGGCTCCCGGATCTGCTGGTAGAGTTCCAAATTGCCAGGGGTAACGGCACCATCCGCAAGCTCATGGCCCAGTACAGGAAGTATGCCCTGCTCATTATTGACGAATGGCTTCTGTACCCTTTGAAAGAAACGGAAGCCAGGGACTTATTGGAAATCGTGGAGTCCCGGTACAAGCGAAACTCCACGATCTTCTGTTCCCAGTTTGACATTCCGGGCTGGCCGGAAAAGCTGTCTGACCCACTGCTGGCTGATGCCATCTGCGACCGAATCGTCCACGACGCCTACACCATAGTCATTGGCGGCAAGGAATCCATGCGCAAGCGGAAGGGGCTGCAAGACATCTGACTCCGACCGTATTTATGATACCTTGACACCTTTGTGCTGTCCATATTCAACCTGAGCGGTGGGACTGCTCAATCCGGGCGGTCCCATTGCTCAATTCAAGCGGAACCGCTGCTCAATTTCGCCGGTCGAGCTGATTTTGCAGAGCGGTGTACGCACCTGAAGGACGTGCAGGAGTGGCTGGGACACTCGGACATCAAGATGACCGCGAACATCTACGGCCATCTGGACATACGCCGCAAGCGCTCCATCGCCAACGGCTTGGAGCAAGCGTTGCCGCGATTGAAGCCGTAAAAACAAAAAAGCGCCAAATCCTTTCGGATTTGACGCTCCTGCTGACCTTGACAGCCATCTTTGGTCCGAGTGGCGAGAGTCGAACTCACGGCCTCTTGAACCCCATTCAAGCGCGCTACCAAACTGCGCTACACCCGGTCAACCGGGCTGTCTCGAATCAGCTTGATTATTATAACTGACTGCACCGAGAATGTCAATAGAAATGTACGAATTTTATAAATATATTTTGCTTTATGACTGATAAAGGAAGGAAAGAAGGGATAAATCATGCCGAATAGCCTGGAATTGAACGTCTCCCCTGCGCTGTTGCACACCTTTGCCAACCATCCGTTCCATGTTCGCAAGGATATGGAGATGAATGAGCTGGTGGACAGCATCCGGGAAAGCGGTGTTATTGTTCCGCTGATCGTGCGCACGAGGCCCGAGGGCGGCTATGAGATTATCAGCGGACACCGCAGGTGTGAGGCCTGCCGGGAGTTTCGTCATAAATCAAGAAATGTGATTATCACACGCAAATAAGACTGATAGTAATTAGACTGATTAGAACGATACAGAAGCCAGACGCAAACAGTTATGCAGCTATGGCGTACCTGCGTGGGCGCTGTATCCACCCCAATGTACTGGCTTTCTGCCGCAAGGAGGGCATTTTGTACCAGACGAGCTTCAAAAATCACCCAAAGCCAAGTGCTTTTGCCTTCTCATACACCTGTGCTCGGAACCGATTATTGCCGATTCCCACCACCAGCAATCCATACTCCTTCCGCAGCTCCGGCAGATTAGCAAGACCACCAACCACCGGAATGCCGCAGATGTCAGTGCCCACAGGTTGCCCATCGTCTACAAAGGCACAGTCATATTCTATCATCGCTTGTTCAGCAACCATACGACCGAAGCCGCCGGCACCGACCAGCAGGAGCTTCTCCTTAGACATTAGGAATACCCTTCGGAAACGCCCTCAGTGCTTTCAGGCATAAACAGGATTCAACGCTGGTCGCAGAGCAAGCAACCATATTTAGTGTACGTTTATTTCTTCTTGTCAATATATAGTATTTTTCCACGAGGACAGGGGTGTCATCAGGAATAAACATCCGTTTAGACACGAGGCAGACTTCTGCCCCTCTCCCCGGCTCCGTCAATTCAGGCACGAGGAAATAGGTGCAGTCAGGCATAAACACCCTTTCAGACACGAGGCAATCTTCCCAGAAAACACAAAAAGCAGCCCACCGGGTAGCCTTTCCTTCCTGCTGATCTCTCAGCTCGTTGGAAAGCAACCTGGTGGGCTGCTACATTTTTTATTCAGTTTTCTCTGCGACTGCGGAGCCTAACCGTTTCTTCTCCAGACTCTCACAGTCAAATATTCTCTGTCCCAGAAGTCGTCTGTGCCTGCTCCTGCGTGCTTTCGTTCCCCTTGTCCACCTTCCCCTCGAAGATGGGAATGGCATGGCACAGGTCGTAATTCACGAGCCTCTGCTGCGGATACTCGACACCCGGCAGCCGGTAGGATCTTGTTCTGTCCCAGCCACAGCTCTGATAGATCAGGCGCACAAAATTCTTGCTTTTGATCTCATATCGGTCATCCTGATTTTTCTTCGGAACACGATTGGCCCCCTCTGCGTCCATTCCACACGCTTGTATTGCAAACATCTGCTTGGTCGGATTGTAGAGGAAGTGATAGAATTCCGGGCGGCCAATAGATTCAAGGGCGCTCCGGAAGACCGTGATGCGACCGTCTGCATATCGAAATGTAATCCCCAGCATATTCTGCTGCCATGTCTTTGCTGGCATAATTTTTCCTCCTTCCTGAAAAAGGGTAGACTCCCCCCTTGGTGCTCAAATTCAATTTTTATAGATTTTGCTGTTGTCCGGGCATACCCGTAAGCATTCCAACCGAGACAAAACCATCCATTTGCCTCAGCTCAGACTCTTGGCGATGCTGCTCAACAGGCATGCCAAATGTACCCGCGATGTCATCTGGGTAGTAACCCTTCCGAGGATTCACAGGCTGTTCTTCCGTATTCTCTTCGGCCACTGTCGTAGGTTGTTGATCAGCAGACTGCTTCTTTTTACACTCGTGGAACACCTCGGCCGCCACAAGGTCAAACACATAGAGAGCTTCGCCCTCGAACTCGATGCGGTATCCGAGGATCTTATACCGGCAGTCACCGGACCAATCCATTTCCTTATAAAGCAATTCTGAAAATAACCTGCAGGACATTTTCCGACTCTTACGCTTGTCCGGTTTTGCGATACACCAGCGCAGAGCATCCCTGTCATTTTCATTACAGCCTTTAACTACAAGCCGCTTTAAGTCGCTGTTAAACATGATGTTGACGTACACCACATCCTCCAAACCTGCAATGCAGGCCGTGTTGAATGTGATGCTGTCTTTCCTTATTATAATGGCGGGATCTCGAAGATGTGCAAAAAGTTCCCTCCGGGCGACCTGATAGCCATCATAATCAAAGGTCTGCTCGATCTCCGTTCTCCTCTGTTCCTGCTCCGACATCTGCTCCGCACTCAGTTCCAACACCTGCGGATTCTCCATCTCCATTGTCTGCTGATTCGCCAGCTCCATGTTCATCTGGTATAGGCCACCCTTCTATTATTTTCTCTGCTTCATGTAAAAGTTCTTCAAGGTCTTCTGAGGTCAATGTACTGTATTCGGCCAGTTCCTTTGCCGGCCGCAAAACATCCCAGTCAGCCGCATAGTGCCTCTGCTCCAGTAGATTAATCTCTCCGATGCTGGTAATCGGTCTTCCAAATGTGTCCTCCCATTCCGGAGGCAAAATGTTAATAATCTGCTTAACTGTCCTCCCTGCGATTTCAGCTCGGTCATCTGTTTCAGCTTCTTTAGGCGGAAGAACGATGTTCTCCGTCTTTACCATTTCAGGTTCGTCCAGTTGAAACAGCATAACCTTTTGGTCATCATTCTCGATAAAGTCACCACGGAAACGGTATTTCAGGTCCTGATCCCAATCCATAATGTCAAACAGCGTTTTCGCCAGTCCACGGCACGACTTGGACAGCGCACACCACCGCCCTTCGCGCAGCTTTCCCCAGTGAATTGCATTTGGATTGTTCCCATCACACGGTCGAACAGCAATACACCTGTTCACTGAATTCAACAGCAGCTCTACATACTCCACATTCTCAAATTTTTTGAGGCAGGCCGTATTAAAGCTCAGTTTTCCATCTGCTATTGTCATCGCAGGGTTTTGCGTAGTAGAGAAATACTGAGACCGAACCACCTCATAGCCACGCATGTCTAATCCTGCTTTATATTCAATCTGCCGCGTGTCCTCCAACTCGCTCATAACACTTTCAGATGCCTTTTGATATTCATCCGTTGAGAATCCGGTCCAGTCTTTATCCAGTGGTACATATCCTCGAAGGATTCCATTGTCAACAACGCTTAGTACAGGCAAGGGCCTAGCTTTCTTCGCATAGGCACGTGATGCCCGAAGAAAATTTGCTGCTTCATATACAGTTCGAGAAACTATGGCTTCATGATGATTTTTTCTTCTAAACTGCGTTCTTTCACCATTGTTCTTTTTGGCTTTGTGTGTCAAAAAATTAGGGGTAAATGTCTTCCACGCCCTAATGTCACCACAATGACGTTCATTTGCAACAATCTCGGCCAGTGTGCTTGCGCTCCACTCATAACTTCCCTGCTTTGTCTTGCGTTTATAGGCTTTAAGCAATTCTGCAATATCAGAAAATGAAACACCATTCAAGTAAAGATAGTAGATTGCTTTTACAGTTTCAGCTTCGTCCTCATTGACGATAAGGTCACCATCTTCGTCCCGGTCATAGCCAAGCAGCTCTGGTGTTAAAAACAGTCCCTTCCTAAACCGGCGTTCAATCGACCAGTTCATAATGACCGATTTTGAATGGGATTCTTCTTCAGCAACCGAGGCCAAAATCGTCAAGATCATTCGTCCATTATTGTCAAGCGTATAAATGTTGTCTGCTTCAAACTGAACACCTACAGGCGGTTCAAGGTTTTTCAGAAGGTCAATAACAGAAAGGCAATCAACGATGTTTCTTGCAAATCGAGCAATCGACTTGGTCATGATCAAATCTATTTTCCCGGCTTTGCAATCCTCAATCATCTGGAGCATGCCTTTTCGGTGTGCAATAGATGTTCCGCTTATACCTTCATCTGCATAGATTCCAACAAGTTCCCATCTAGGATGTCCTGTAATGTACTCAGTATAATAATTCTTTTGAAGTTCATAAGAAGATGTCTGTTCGTCATTATCCGTTGAGACCCGAACATAGGCCGCCACACGGCGAATTCCACCGCTCTCCATAAAATCCGCAGTAGGCTTTGCAGGGATTATTTCGATTTCAGACGCATCCGTGCCTTTATATTTATCACGGATTTTCTGCTTACGGTCTTGTCCACTGTTTTCTTTCACGGTTTCACCTTATTCCCTGAGCGTCCAGTACCACTGGCGCATTTTTCTATAGCTTTGTATTCCCAGCACATGTTTTGTCTCAGCTATGGTTCTGCGACTTATTCCAGCTTCTCCAAGCCTTTCATAGATTTCTTTTGATGCCATATCACCTTTTACAAGATACTGCTTCAAAAGAGCGCAAGCCATTTCCGTTTTTGTCTTATACTCCAAAGTCTGCACTTCTTGTTTTTCATCGCAGCTTTCAGATATGGAATCCAGCCATTGGAACCCGTAATCCTCTGTTATCGAGAAACTGATTTTAGACCCATCTGGTCCTAAGCTGTTTTTTATCTGGTGAACGACACGGATATCCATGTTTTCTGCATCGCGCTCAATCTGCAACACACTTCTTGCAGCCGCCACCACGTCAATGCTTCCAAGGCTTCTATACAAGCCTTTTATGCCTTCCTTTTTGTTCAAGTGCCCTATCAGCACAATGGCGCAATCATAGGTAGCCGCCCACATTCCAAGGTGCTGCATCAGCCGCCTTGCTTTTCCAGCAATCTGCAAATCGGAGTCACTGGAGAGGTATGCTTGAATTGGGTCAATCACAACAAGCCTCGGTCGAAACGCAACGATTGCATCCCTAATGCGTTCATCATCGAGTGTCAGCCCACTGTTGACTTCTTCATTGATAAATGCCACTTTGCTGCAGTCTGCGCCCTGTTCTTCCAGACGGGGTTTTATCGTATCCGCAACCCCGTCTTCTGAGCATTGGTAGATAACCCTCTGTGGTTGCTCCAATGGTTTTCCGTCAGGAAAGGCACCTCCTGTGGTTATTTCAGCAATCAGATTCATCATCATTGTAGACTTGCCATCACCGGGGTCTCCCTGTAGCAAGGTTATTTTTCCAATTGCAATATATGGATACCAGAGCCAGCGGACTGGCGATGATTCGACCTCACTATACAGCGTCAAAAGTCCTTCTTGCACTCGTCCCAATCCCCCGTTCCCGCATTGTATAACCCTTAGAGTTCTTCAGTTTTATTATACATCTGCACTGGCGAGTTGACTGTCAAGCAGTAGACGACACGTTTTTCTAAATGTCAACTACTGCTTGACATTTGATAGAAAATATTCTCTAAGGATGCAACACCGTAAGGGGAGGAAGGTTGCATCCTTACCGCATTAATTTGCTATGTGTTTTGTTCGGCGCAATAATTGTCTTGTTCTTATGCGGGCCAGTTTGGAGGTAAAGCCATGCCTATAGACTACCCTGCGCTCGGAAAACGTATAGCGTTTTTTCGGAACCAGTCTCACCTCACGCAAGAAGACTTTGCATACGAGGTTCATCTTTCCCGTCAATACATCAGTCAGCTCGAAACCGCTGCCTGCCGACCAAGTCTTGAAACAATCGTAGAGATTGCAAACACTCTCGGCGTTTCTACAGATGACTTGCTTGTCGATAGTCTGACCCACTCCGTTTCCACAGCAGACACCGAAGTTCATCGGCTTCTGATTGACTGCAACGAACTCGAAGCTGAAATTCTCACTCGTACCTTGAAAGAATTACGCGCCATCCTTTACAGCCTCGGCGTATAAACAAAAATTGCCCGCATAAGCCACCGCTGCACCTTCTTTTCCAGAGGGTGCTTCTGTGGTCTATGCAGGCTGTATGTAACCAAGGTCTACCTTTTAGTTGAAGTCCAGCAATCGTACAGGAAATCTAACAGCCCTGTGGCTACTGTTTGAACTGTAACCGATCCGTTCACCGACTTAAGCTGGGCCTCCATTGTCTGCCATAATTCTGGCGCAAGCTCAGTTTTCTGGCCTACTGCTCCCAGAGCGTATTCTACCGAATCGTTCACCAAACCAGACAGGGTTCTCCCATCGACCGTCACTGCCCCTCTCTCCAAGCTTATCACTGCATCCATTTTCTTTTTCGCGTCGGACCATGGCAAATTCATCAAGTAAACTTTGATTGCTGCGGCAACTACCACTTCTGGCCCAGTCAATCCATAGGATTCAATATGTACCTGTTCAAGTTCATGCTTCATACAAGTTCCTCCCAATCGTGTGTCTCTGGCACCCAGCATAAAGCAAAACTCTATACATAGCAATCCCATCCAAAACAAAAAGGCCCACCGGGTCACCATCTTCTTTTGCTTATTCGCAAAGCCAGAAAGTGACCCGGTGGGCTGTATCAGTTTTTCTCAACTTCAATATGGTCTGGATATACCAGTACCTTCGATACTTCCTTTTCAAACCGTTCCTGATCCATGTTCAGCCACTCAAGTTCTCGCAGGATTGCATCGATAAGTTCTTCTTCCTTAATAAAGCGGTTGCCGCATCGCTCATTGCCTTTTCCTTTTTGCCGGTTTCGGCAGTTCCACGCTTTATAGGTGCTTTGCGTCTTGAAACCGCCAGCAGCTTTCAAAGTCCGGCGCAAAAAGGGAGCACCACATTCTCCACAGAATACTTTGCCGTAGAGGAAGTGATGCTCCCTGTTCGTTTTATGAATACCGACCTTTGCCAGTTCTTTTCGTTTTTCCAGAATTTCCTGTGCCTTATCCCATGTCTCCCGATCTATGATTGCTTCATGGTCATCCCACAGATAATTGGATTCCACCTTCTGATTCGGATTGGGCTTCTTGGTCAGGTAGTCCAACGGAGCTTTCTTCTGCAACCGCTTGTCACCCACATAGGTTTCATTTGAAACCATGTACCGGAGAGTTTCTACTCCAAACCCCTTTTTACTGTGCAACGATTGAGCCCCCAGCTCTTCCAAACCTTTAGCGATTTGCCTATAGCTCTCGCCTTCGATGAATCTGCGGAATACTTCCTTTACAATCCAAGCGTCCTTGTTGGGAACCAGCTCGCCATCCACACAGTCGTAGCCGAGAATACGATTATTGCCGAGATTGTACTCACCTCGTGCAAATCGGCTTGCATAAGCAGCCTTTTCATTTTCACTGATAGAATGACTTTCATCCTGTGCCACTGCTGCCAAGATGGATAGGACGAAATCACAGGTTGGATCATCTGTGCGGATATTTTGTTCCTCAAAAATGATTGTAACCCCCAGCGTTCTAAACCATTTGGCATACTGCTGGCAATCCACCATGTTCCGAGAAAACCGGGAAATACTCTTGCAAATGATAATATCCAGCTTCTTGGCTTCGGCGGCCGCCGCCATTTCCTGAAAGCCCGGTCGATTTTTCACTCGTGTAGCAGAATGCCGGTCAGCATATACCTTAACCAGTTCCCAGTCGGGATGACTTTGGATCAGCTCCTCGTAATACTTCTGCTGAGTTTCAAAGCTTTCATCCTGCTCGTTGCGAAAAGTGCTGACACGGCAATACGCGGCCACACGTTTCTTTGCCACTGGGATTTTTGGCATTACCTTTTTAATAATCATTTGCTGCTACTCCATTCTCCTTGGCACGGAGGTTCTTTGCCGTCTGCATGGCAGCATTACGCTGTGCCTCCCGCGTATTCACTGACTTCTTATCAGCCCGCACCACGCTCACCGGCTTGTTCTCGCTCCGCTGCGCACGGTCCAGCGAGTTCCGATAAAGCTCTGCCACATGGGTCGGTTCCTCAACCTTGGATGCATTCAAAGCAACCTCGCTCTCCAGACCACATTTCCAGAGCACCCGCATGGTGTCCTGTTTAAATTCAATGTGCCCCACCAAGTCATCCAGCCAGTAATACTGGACGGTGTCCAGTTTCGGGCTCTCTGCCTTGATTTCCAGCATCCTCTGCATAGCTACCGTCCGCTTCTTTTCCTTGATTTCAAGGGTGTTGTAGGCTTCCAGCAGGGCAGCATCCACAAGATACCCTTTGACCGCATACCCACGGCAGCCGTCCACATCAAAGCAGCCAAGGATGCGCTTGTGGCTGTTTACTTTCATGACCCTCGGAATCATCTTCTTCCCACACAGCGGGCAGACAATGTTTGTATCGAAGTAGGGATACCGGCTGTACTCCCCATGCGGAGATTTCAGTTCCATAATGCGCTGTACCTGCTGGTAGGTATGGCGGTCGATAATAGGAACATGGTGGTTCCTGACGTTGTAGACCGGAATCACAGTCGAGTCGTTCCGGACACTCCTATGGGAAATATGGTCAACACTGACCCATTTCTGAAGCCGCATATCACCAATGTACTTCTCGTTCTCAAGGAGATACTTAAGGGCGGTCTTGTTCCACGTCTGCTTGCCCCTTGCGGAAGGAGCCTGTATAAAGGTCAGCTCATCCAGAATGTCCGTCATGGGGATGCCGTACTGGTACATTTTGAAAATCATCCGCACAATGGCAGCTTCGTCCGGTTCAATGACAATTTCACCGTCCTTGGTCTTCCGATAGCCATAGGTCTTGGTCCAGCGCGACTCACCACTTTCAAACCGCTTGCGAATGCCCCATTTCAGGTTTTCGGAGATGGAACGGCTTTCCTCCTGTGCAAAAGCCGCCATGACCGTCAGAATCAGTTCGGACACCGACGTTGCCGTATCCAGTCCTTCCTTTTCAAAGTAAAGCTGGACACCGATGCTCTGAAGATGGCGCACATAGGACAGACATTCGACCGTGTTGCGGGCAAATCGAGAGATACTTTTTGCCATGATATAATCGACCTTGCCTGCCTCGCAATCCTCCATCATCCGCAAGAACTCTTTACGCTTTTTCACGCTGGTTCCGCTGATGCCCTCATCGGCGTAGACATCCACCAACATCCAGCCAGGGTGCTGGGCAATCTTAGCGCGGAAGGCTTTCATCTGCTCCTCCAAGCTGTGGAGCTGAATCTCCTGGTCCGTGCTGACACGGGCATAGACTGCAACGCGGACTGTTTTCAAGGTGCTAAGTGCCTGAAAGCCAAGCTTCTGTACCCCAGTGTCTACCTTTTCTACTGTAATTTCCATGTACTTTTCTCCTTATTGCCATTTGGGGTCGTTCAGGACCTTCTGCTGTTCATCATTGTATTTTTTTCGTCCGGAGTGGAGCAAGCCCATCTGAATCATGGTCTGCACACGCTCGAACTGTTCTCTGCTGACAATGCCTTCATGATGGTCCTCCAGATGAACTTGGGCGCGTTCTCCCCTGTTCCGCTTGCTGTATCGGTGGCCGTTCTTGCCGTAGGCCGTGTAGTAGCAATCCGTCCAGTAATCCCCCATGTATGCGACATTTTTCAGCATATTGGGTAGTCGATTTCGATTCTGAGACCATGACACACCGGTATTTTCCTCATCCTCCATCTTATCCAAGCAAGCTCGGATATCTGCGTAGCAGACTCCTTTTGCCGCTTGGTCAAAGGCATAGCGGACACGGCGGGCCTCGGATTCTTCAATTCTCCATTCACCCTGCTTGTTGACCCTGCGAAAGCCGTAGGTCACACGGCCGGTCGGAATGCCCTGGTCATGGAGATAGGCGATGCCTGCTCGAACATTCTCACCGATGCTCTTGGACTCCTCCTCGGCAATGATGGCAAGGATGTGGAAGAACAGCTCGCTCTGGCCATCCATCGTGTTAATGCCCTCTTTTTCAAAAATGACCGGGATGCCCAGCTCTTTCAGCTGACGCACCACGGTCACACAGTCAAGCATATTTCGGGAGAAACGGGAGATGGACTTGGTATAGATGATGTCGATTTTGCCATCCATGCAATCTTGAATCATCTGTCGGAATTCCGGCCGACCCTGCGTACTGCGTCCGCTGCCTTCATCCGCATAGACCTTTACGAGTTCCTCATCGGGGTTATTGGAGAGCAGCTCTGTGAAGTAGCTTTTCTGAATCTCATAGGAACCTTCCTGACACTCCATGCCGGTGCTGACTCTGCAATAGGCCGCCGCCCTTTTCTGTTTCACTACAATTTCCATTGCGTCATCCTCCTTGGGGTAGTCGTATAATGCCGCATGTATGGCTGAATAGCAAGTTCTGTCGCCCAGATAAATCGGCATATTACCGACAAACTATCTGCCTGACAGAACGCCTGAATTGCAGCATATATGACAAATGTAAAGGGCTTCCCGGTCAAATTGGGAAGCCCAGAGTGCGACGTTTGAATCAGCCCGGTCTATGTGCCAGAGAGTGCTTTTGTGTCATCGCAACGAGGTGATATTAGACCTTTTTGACGTAATCGAGGCTGATCCAGCCGTTACGCTTGCTGGCATAGGATTTCAGCAAGCCCCACTTGGATGCGCCCTTGCCTGTTGCCTCCGAAACAATGGTGAACACACCCTTGCCAGTAAAACCACGGGAACCGTAGTTCGTGCCGGGGCCCTTGCGGATGTGCAGGTCAGAGATGGACACCCGGACCGTGTAGGGCTGAAACACCGTGCTGGTGGGATAGACGACCTTGCCGTTCTCATCGAACACAGAATAGCCAGGGTTCTTGTCCGCACACGCTTTTGCGTTACCGAGGTCACGGAACGCACCCTTCTGGGATGCGGCATCCGGCCAATTCTTGCGCACACGGTACAAGGCCGTAGTGGGCGTAGTGGCTACCGCCGCATCGTACTGGGTCAGGTTCCACTGCTCAATGATCCGGCAAAGGTTCTGTACATAGTCAAGGCTCGTCGCGTAACCGCCGTCCTTGATGATCTGCACGGCTTTCTTGTAGTCAGTGCAGCCTGCCAGTCCTTCGTACCGCTTTTGGCTGCCGTTCATAGCTCCCAGCAGGTAAGCGGAATGGTCGTTGATAGAGTCCTCAATGGAACTGTACTTTCGGAAGTCTGCCGTAATGCTTACATAGCTGCCGTCCGTGTTCTGCTCCCCGGTTTTCATCGAATACACGGAATGCCCATCCCAGGCAAAACCCGACCAGGTGTTCCCGGAAAGTGATGCCTTCATGCCAAAACAGTTATTGGCATCCTGTGCCAGCTCGGACTTGCCGTAGCCAGATTCCAGAATGAACTGCGCCATGGACACGCTGGCAAGGATACCGGACTGCCGCTGGTTAGCCATGAACATCGATGCCACCTTTGCCACGACAGCCGCTGGCTCCATGTCCTTCAAAGAGGTTGCCTGCAAACCAGTGGACACAGCCGGAGTGCCGAGTGCCGCCGTCACCTTAGCAGCCAGATCACCGAGGCGGCTGTACAGCCAGTCGCCGGGGCAGGCTTTGTTCGCATACCAGCGGTGGACGGTCAGAACCATCTCATCAGCCGCAGGAGCGTAATTGAGAGTTTTATTCTTGTCCCCCAGCCAGAGCAGTTTTGCCTTACCATTCCGCTTGCAGATGTCGGTGCAAAGCTCGATCAGCGAAGTGTATACTGCACTGTTCATCGCATAAGGGTGGGTCAGGTCGCTGGCGCACTCGATAGTGATAGCCCGCTGGTCGTTTGCTGCACTGGAAGAGCACCAGCTCCGGTTCTTCTCCTCGACACAAAGCGACACACGACCGTCCTTGCCGATGCCGTAGTTACAGCTTGCCTGCCGGGAGGTACTGGTGAAGCAGCCACAGATACTTTCCGCAGACAACTGCCCCACCACACAGTGCGGGGTGATGCGGTCGATGCTGTGTGTCCGCAAGCCGGAATGGTTCGGGCTGAGGTTCGTATAATCCACTAAGGGACTGTTAGTGTATGCCATAGAAGATTCCTCCAATAGAAAAAAGCCCGGATTTCTCCGGGCCAGATAGTGTAGATTCGATTCTTGGTCAGGGCAGCAGCAGCTTCATACCAATTAGGATGCAGTTGGACGTCAGCCCGTTCAGAGCCCGGATCTCGGTATAGTGGACACCGCTGCCGAGCTTGCGCTCCGAGATACGCCAGAGGTTATCGCCGGGAGCTACGGTGTAGACCTCCCTGCCCACAAAGGCGTAAGCGTCCTCGGCATTCAGGACATACGCCACGCCGTCCTCTGCCTCCGGGCACTTGATCTTCAGCCAGTCCCCACAGTGTTCCAGAACATCCACAATGCAGTTCTTGGCATACACGGCAACCACTTCTGCATCCAGACTCGGTGCCTTGCGGATGTTCATAAGAGTTTTCAGCTTGCCATAAGCAATGGCATCCGGCAAAGGTTCTGCAGACGGAAACTCCTCAGCCGGGGTGCCCTCCGAAGGCTGCTCACCTTCCACTGCGGAGTCCTCCTCCGAGGTATTCTCCTCCGGGAAATCCGTTACAGGCTTCTCCTCAGCGTTCTCCTCCCGAGTCGTGGGCTCATCCGCCGGGTAGATCACGGTGCCGTCCTCGGCAAAAACATAGCTGCCGGGATTCTCGTCACACTTTGCCTTTGCATTCGCCAGCAGCTTATATGCACCGAGCTGGGATGCGTCATCGTTCCAATCGGTCCGAACACGATAATAGCCGGTGTTCAGCTTTGCAGGATATTCACTCATAGTCGTTCCTCCATCAAAATTGAGGGAGAGGTCGCCCTCTCCCAATAGACTCCTTCATAAAGCGCACGATTTTTTGGCTTTTGGGAGGTACTTTTCAGAAAACTTCTCTCATTATGCTTACTGAAATTCGGCATTTGGTACCCAGTTCTCCAAATTTTCCTCTCATAAAGCACAATGAAAATGGCGAGAAGTTGTATCGTTACACTTCGTTCTCGTCGTTCTTGTCCGGGATATGCTTCTCGTTGGTCAGCTGGATCAGCATATCTTTCAGCTTCTCCGGGATGGGAATGCCGATCACGGCGGAGTTTTCCAGAATGGACAGGCCCTCATTGGACAGGTAGAAGAAGACCACAGCGGTACGGATTGCTGCGCCGTTCTGAAGGACCTGCGTGTCGATGATGTTGGCAATCCCAACCAGCAGGAAGATGCACACCTTCTTGGCAATGCCCTTGAAGCCCACCTCGCTGGACAGTTCCTTGCGGATACCCGCCGCAAGGATACCGGTGAAGTAGTCGGTCACCACAAAGACGATGAGCGCGTAGAGGAAGCCATCAAAGCCTCCGAAGAACCAGCCGAGAAAACCACCCAGTGCCGCAAAAGCAAACTGGAGCTTGTCGATTACATTCTGCATATTTTGTACCTTGCCTTTCCTGCCCGTTTCCAGGCATAAAAAATAGGACGGTTCTCCGCCCTTGTGTAATGGTGTTCTATATAAACACAGCCGTGTGGCTGTGGGGTATTAAATGGCGTTCAGCATACGAGCAAGATTGGCTCCGATCAGCTCGTGTCCGATGGGGTTTGGATGCACACCGTCTACGATATACTCCGCTTTCACCTTGGCATTTTTCGGACTCAAGCCAACGGTCCAGCCATCCAGCACCGCAAAGCCGAACTCATCGCGTGCCACATCGTAGATAGCCTGTTTGTACTGAGCCAGTGTAGCTCCCACCTTGTTAGCAGCCTCACTGGAACGATGGAACGGTGTCAGGAAAACGATGCGCTTGCCGGGATACTTCTCGCAAAGCCCACTACACAGTACATGAAGGGCTCCATAGAACGATACATCCGTAGTGTCGGCAATCGTTCCGAGTGCAACGCCTGTGCCATAGTCATTGGTACCTCCTGCGATCACGACCATGTCTGCCGCAGCGTCCATACTCGAATATCGCAGAGAAATCGCACCGGTCGGAGACTGGTACGAGGTACTGGAAATGCTGATGCCAGACACACCATAGTTTCGGCAGGTCGCTCCCAATCTCTCACAGGCGATTTCACAATAACGCTTTTCAGCCCGCTTATTGGGAGAAGAACCTCCCACAGGGGTATACGCTCCATAGGTGATGGAGTCTCCGATAAAGTTGATGGTCTTCCCTCTCCAGTTGGAATTCTGCACCAACAAAGCCTGTTCAATGGATTCCTTCACGGATTCGTTCCATTTTGCGAGTTTCTCCTCCACATCCTTGTTCTGATTGTCAATAGCAGTCTTGTTCTCTGCCACCGCAGTCCGAATCGGCTCCAATTCAGTCTGCTTGTCCTGTTCGATCTTGCTCAGAATCGCCGCCTCTCTCTGGACTGCCCTCCGATCCCTATCCGCACCTACTCGGTTCAAAAGCTCCGTCAGGCAGTTCATATACGGCGTTCCTTCCGTATCACAAACCACAACCTGTGCTTTCGCCGCTTCCTCCTCGGTCAGATTGATATAGAGATACTTCGCAGAACTGCGGTTCCATGCGGAAATCGATGTCAGCATCATAATGGCACCGTCATCCATCTCCCTAAAATGCTGGGCAGGAACAATGGACAGTCGTCCAGCGTAATGGAAGTCTCCCTCCATGCCACCCCAATTACCACGCATAATGGCGGGCTTGCCGCGCAGCCCATAAAAAAGGACATTCAGCTTGGCGTCATGGAGATTCCCGGTCGGAATCAACAGATAATAGCCTTCGCCATTGGGATCAACACGCCCCGACATATCATCGCTGGTATTCAGCCCACTAACATCCACATGCCCTTTATAAAAGGTTCCGCCCCGAATCAGGTCATAGTCGTAGCGCCATTCTTCGTGAATATACTTTGCAAGACTTCCGTGAGCTGTGCCATCCACGGTCTCAGCGTCGGCCCCTGCATAGTAGGCATCCACTGCCTTCAGGCGCTCACTCAGATTGGCATAGGTTTTTCCATCTGCATCCACCCGGGCATCAAGGAGCTCTGTATCAGTGGTATTACCACCGACAATACTGTTCATCCGAGCTGTAAGCTGATTCTTGGTGGTTTCCAGGTCTTTTCGGCCAGCCACTAGATCATTTCTTGCAGTCGTCACCTGTCCGGTCAGAGTCGTGGTCGTTTCCTGAAGTTTTTTCGAGATGCGTTGTTCAGTAGCCGAGAGTTCTTGACTGATTGCCTCGTGTGTCTCAGACAACTCATTGCTCATGGCTGTGTGGGTCTCGGACAGTTCCTTGCTCATCGCAGCCTTAGTCGCATTGACATCAGAATGCATCTGCTGAACATCTGCATCAACATCCTGCTCCAGATTCCGGACCTGTGCGGAATACTCCGAGCAGATTGCCCAGTATTCCTCGCTGCTCAAAGCAGTACCCGCCGGGACGGACCTGCGGCTGATATAGCTGTCGCCTGTCTCCGGCTGATACACGATACTGAGCATCTCGTATTTGCTTCTCTTATTCCATGTGCCGCAATGCTTCGGCACAATGCGTCCGCCTACGAATTCACCCATGATTTCATTCTCCTTTCTGCTTGCTCAAAGGCTTACCAACGTCTTTTTCGCAAGCAGGGGGAGGATGAAAATCAGCTTTCAGGAGTACCCCCCCCCGAAAATTTTTACCATAATCACGTTCTTATTCATGAAAGCTCCTATCTTAGTTTTGCGGCAGTACACATATTGCCATATTTCTAAAAGCAACATCTGCTATCTGCATATATCCTTCAATTGCCGGATGAACACCATTCGTTCCGACTGCCTCGGTAATCTTATTCCTTGTGTTAACCTGTTTGCTCGTTGCTGGCATATTGTATTCGCTATCAAACTGTGTGGCAACGTTCAAAAACTCCACATAATTCTTAAACTCTTCATCATTTGCCAAAGACTGATATGCCAAATTCATTCCCATTACGCTCCTACTAAGTGCATAGGGATTAGAATATGCACTATTCGCGCCATAGTTAGCTCCAGTTCCTCCATTGAAAGACGGCATTTGAATTCCCATTACCTTTACCTTCGCTTCAGGGAATTCATCATGCAGTTTTCTAATGAACTCTTTCGCATTTTCTACATGAATTTTGACTGTATAAGCATCTGGTGTAGAGCAATATCCGCCAAGAGCATTCCAGCTGAGCAAGGTATAGACATAATCTATCCCTGCAAAGCCATTTCTTTCACAATATGATTTAAAGCTGATCTTATCTTGCACAGCATCCCAAAACGGATTACCTTCAGCATAACCTGTACTCGTAAAGGCGATTGCTTCCGGGTGAGTCGCATTTGACAAATGAGTTAAGTTCCCTCCCCCCACAGGCATTTTACCTGTGTGGTTCTGAAACCTGGTAAACTTAATTCTTTTCTTCTCAATCGTCTCCATTTGCCAGACATTTCCATTTTCATCACGCCAGAGACTGTGTTGGTCCGTATTGTCTTTGTCATGTGTCGAATACACCCACATTCCGAGACTTGTGTTTGACGGTTTGGCAAGGTAACTAGCCCAAGTCCAGCCACCATAACCTTCGTAGCCTATTTGGCCTCTTTTCTTTGTTCCAATGAACTCAATATTGTTTCTACCCAGACCGCTTGGCGAACCACCCGTTTCGAGGACACGTCTTGCCAATTCAACACACCACTCACCACCTGTCGTCAAGCTGTCCCCTATACATAGAATATTTTTCTTTTCTATCGGGCTCTGCCCTGCTTTTCTGATAGCAAGAGTAGTCGTTGCAGAGGCAATAATTCGGTCACTGCAATCTCGAACATTCAGCGTCAATTTATGTTCACCCTCTTGATCAGCTTTAGGTGTCACTTCAAAATAGCGATTTGTATTTTTTCCGATATCACAAATGCACTCCAAATTAAAGTTATATGGATTTGGATGTTCTACAATGCCACGGTAGAAAAGTTGCAGTGTATCATCAACAACGCCATATATCTTGTCTGGCAGAACTACTCTCGGAGGAGTTTCAATGTTCAGCTTTTCAATTTTCTCATCAAAGCCCTGTTTAACACTCGAAATGGTTTCATCGATTGCAAGTTGCTTGATTGCTGCACCAATTCTCTGCTGGACATTTTCGCTTTGAGGATTGCTCAGTTGGGCTTTATCCAAGAGGTTTTCTACTACCTCAATGACTTGATCAAGCTGATGCTTCCTCAGTTGATATATACTCTCCAGGTACTCAACAAACATATCAGGTCTATCCTGATTGATCAGCTCTGTATCATGAATTGGAAACCAGTCTTTCAGTTCTTTGTCAACTCTGAACGGTCCATCTCCTGCCTGACATATGTAACAGACTGCGCCGTAATCAGGAGGATTAAGATTCTTGCCTGTATTGCCAAACATAACACTAATATGCTGATCACAGGTAAACCCCGCATAAAGTTCTACTGAATTCTCATTTTCAATGGGTGTTGAAAAACGAAACTCAATCTTTCTTCTCTCACCAGATTTGATATGGAAACCTTCTCTTGTTTCGTCTGCAAGAATAGCCCCCTTATGATTGTTTACAGAAACCACACAGCGTATTTTTTCAATATAGGCATTGTTTTCTTTGCGATTTTCTATCGTAAAAACTAGAGTGTTGAAATGCTTGGCTTTCCCAATTGGAGCTGCCCAACCAGTAAAGGTTGAAGTTGTATAACTCAAAACAGCATAGGATACAGGCACAAGATTTTGCTCATCCGATACAGCCCATGAATCCTGAAATGAGTTTTTCAGCTTTGCCAAGCTTTCTTTTATATTTTTCTCAACTTCTCGCCACTTTGCTTTATTCGGATTATAGCCGGTCAGCCATACAGCCAAATTGTAACGTCCCCCCGTTGAACAATCTTCCATTTTGGCAAACTGACCGTTCGTGGTATACAAACTACCCGAAGTTGCTTCTTGACTACCAAACACGTTTGTGCAAATCACATCCGCTTGTAGAAGGATGAAGACTTTTCTTCCTTGTTCAAAGAACAACCCATTCACATCACAGTGAACACGTTTTTCATCGTTAGGCTCAATTGTGACATTGAGGTACTTGTTAAAGGAGATTTTCTCTTCACTAGCATCATCGAATGCTATTGCAACACGAATTTGACTGATTCTTTCACTACGTGCCTTGACGATAAATTCAATTCCTGTTACAAGAATACTTTCGTCGATCAAATACGAGGAAACCCAGCCGCTAAAGGTCGATGAATCATATGGATAGTACAATTCTCCTCCGTGGATTTTCTTTACTTCTGTTTCTAAAAGCTCCTGAACATACTTTTCAGCCAGTTGTTCATGCACAGCCTCCCGCATCTCACCGGCTCTCAGAGCTCGTATCGCATTTCCAAGAGTATTATGCGTATGACCATACGAATCAACACGAGCATCCAGAATCTCCGCATCCGAGGTCTTTCCCCCGGCAATGCTGTCCATCCGTTTGTTCAGCGTATCCTTGGCATCCTTCAGTTCCTGCCGGCCGGTGTTCAGGTCGGACTTGGCCTGTTCGACCTTGCCGGTCAACTCTGAACTGGTCTGTTCCAGATTCTCATTGACTCGCTGTTCTGTTTCCGACAACTCCTGACTGATTGCCTTGTGCGTATCATCCAGTTCCTTGCTGATCGCCGTATGGGTCTCCTTGAACTCCTGACTCATGGCATTTTTGACTGCCGTAACATCACTGTGCATCTGCTGGACATCCACGTCCACGTCCTGTTCCAGCTTCCGCATCTGTGCGGAATAATGGGCACACAGCGACCAGTAACTCTCATCTGCCAGCGAGATGCCCACAGGCACAGCCTTACGGCTGATATAGCTGTCACCGGTCTCGCCGTCCAGTACGATCATCAAGGGTTCATAGGTTTTCTTCTGATCCCAGACACCTACATGGTCCGGTACCACCCGTTTGCCAACAAACTCTCCCATTTTACTTCCTTTCCGGCTTACGCCTCATTGTATCTCACGATCAAGTGACCTTCATCGTCCATCTCAAAAATCAGACCCAGCGCGTCCCAGCTCTGGAACACCAGATGTCCATCCATATTGATGGACGAGGTGACCATGCCCTCCTCGATATCCTTCGCCACCTTATCAATGGTGCTGGACACAGACCCCTGCGCCAGTCCCAGCTTATCATCCGAGCGCATCACGAGGTATCCGTCATCGGTGATGAGGAATTCCAGGATGCCCTTGGCGGCAGCATCCAACGCCTGCTTATAGGTCAGCGTGGCGATTTTACCGTTCTTGACCGCTGCACGGGCCACATTCAGCACCAGACTGAACGAACCAATCACATCTCCCTCATCGGACAGAAGGTAGATGTCAATCGGGAATCTGCCGTATACTTCGGTCATAAAGGATGTGACCGTCAGGATGACCGCACCGTCATCCACGAACACAAGGTCCGGGCGGGTCTCGCTGGAATACTGGAACACTGCACCGTCCGGCCGAGTAGCTGAGTAGCTGACGATGGTATCCTTACTGACCTTATACTCCAGCGAGTTCTGATACAGCCGACACCGCACTTTTCGGGCTTGGTTGTCGTACTGCTTGACCGGGATGTGGGTCGGGATCAGGTTCTCTGTGAATGACAGTTCCACGTCCTGAAACACCGTGAACGACTTAGTCACCAGTGCCTCCTGCGCCGGTTCCTCCGCTGTCTGTACCACTGCTTTCGCCTTCCTGTTTGCCATCTTCTTCGCCTCCTCCCTCTGTCGGGGTATCCGGGTCGGGCTCAGGTTCCGGTGGCTCATAGCCTACCGTCTGCCAAATTTCTCCGTCCCACAGCTTCAGCCGCAGGGCGGTTGTATCGACCCAGAGTGCATTTGTTTTCGGATTCTTTGGTGCTGCCTCCTGCGCACAGATGGCCGGAGCATACCGCTCATCCAGTTTCGCCAGCAGCGTTTCGGACAGCTTATCTGCTGTTCCGTACCGCTCGTCCAGCTTTTTAATCAGCTCTTCTGACAAGACGGATGCTGTCTTATATCGCTCATCCAACTGTGCAAGCAGCTCCTCGGACAGCTTATCTGCCGTACCGTATCGTGCGTCCAGGCTTTTGATGAGTTCTTCGGACAAGGCGGATGCCGTCTTATACCGCTCATCCAACTGTTCGAGCAGTTCTTCAGTCAGTTCTCCGGCTTTCTTATAGCGTTCATCCAGCTCCTGCAGAGTGTTCTCCAGCAGCAACGCCGTCTTGACCGGGGAATCGTCTTTTTCCCAGCCATAGCCCCATGTTTTTCCGCCGTCCGTGGAAATGAAAAATCCCGCTGGGCTGTTTTTCCACGCAAAGGTAGACTTTGCCAGTGACCCGGCATTGAAGGCATACCGCACGGTTTCGCCGTTCACCTCGGTCACGTTCTGGTAGTGCAGGCCGAACAGGCCGGCCAGCAGGGTGCCGTCATAGACCATCGACACGGAAATGCCGCCGATCTGCTCACCCATGCTGGTCTCTACACGGAGCGCGGTGTTGTAGGCTTCATTGGCTGTGTTCCGGATGCTGCTCAGTGCCGTGGTCAGTGACGAGTTCCGGCTGCTGACCGTGGAGTTCGATAGCGTGATGCCTTCGTAGCGTTCCAGCAGACAGTCGTATTGTGTTTCGGTCACCTTGGAGCTGACCTCGATGCCGAGCTTGGAAATAAACACATGGACGGTATCGCACAGACTCACCTGCTCCGCTTCCACCACATCCTCATAGTCCGGGGTATTCCAGAGCTGGATAAAGTCGATGTCGATATCCACCTGTGGCTCGGTCAGGCTGGTGTTCTTCAGATAATCCTGTGCAAAGGAGCGCATCATCTCATCCGTGGGCTTATCCTGAAATCCACTGGTGCAATCCAGTACTGTGATCTTCTGGTACGGCACCGACCGCTGCTCCACCAACACCACCTTTTCCGGCAACTCCGTCACCTCGCCGGTCTCGGAATTCTGCCAGTACGGATGTACACCCGTGATTACGCTCTCAATGTTCCTCTCCATCTTGAAGTCGATGAGGTTTTTGCCGTAGACGATATGCACGCCGTGGTCTGCGCCCCGGTGATGATGGAGCTTGACGGTGTATCGGTCCCACTCGTACTCTCCGCCAAAGGTGTCCAGCACCGAGCCGTCGATACCGCCGAGGCAGTTCCGAAAAGAGGACGGCTCCGAGAGCCGAAAAGAGGCGCTGGAGGAGATATCCGTCCAGACCTCAAAGGGGCACTCGGATGCCGCGTGGTTTCCCAGCCCCGCCAGCGCACCGGTGCAGCTGGTCGTGGCAAAAGGAGAAACCGTAATGAAGTTTAGCTGATACGAGATGTGCCTTGCCTTGACAGTCAGCTTGCCGTCAATCGGCGTTGCGATTTTGTAGATACGGAACGGCTGCGATCTGCCTGTGTCGGATGGCTTTGCAAGGATGATGTTCCCTTCTTCCAGCTGATCCGCATGGATACCATCTGCTGGGTAGACCATCTCCAGCTCAAAGCTGCCATTGCGCTTTTCCGTCACCACACAGGAATGAGCATCTGCCATCTTGCCGATGCCGTTGTTGTCAAACTTTTTCTCCATGGATGCATACAGACAAGGGATCATCCCGCTCCACCTCCTTCCTCACAGCGTCCACCAGCGCGGAGTCACTTCCACCGCCGTAATACCGCCCGTCCATGCGATCTGCGTCTTTCCTGCCGGCAGTTCCGGGAAATCATCCGAGAGGATGGTCTCATTGCAAAAGCCGCCCTCATTGTAGGCATTGTGCGTCTCGCAATTCAGCAGAACATAATCCTTAATGCTGTGGATGGTAATGGATTCATCGCCCACATACAGCACACCGCCCGAATCTCCGTAGACCTTGAAGACGGGCTGTGACGGGAATGCGAAGGGGTTCATGAGGTTGCTCCGGCTTTCCAGCCGTACCGTCCTCTGTCCTTCCACACTCCACCGCTGAGGCTTGCAATTGAACACCAGATCCATCTTTGCGGCTTTCTGTGCCGTCACATCGAACTCCATCGCTTCGGTGCAGACCGCCATTCGGAAGAAGTCCGGGTCATAGGTATCCTGCAATTTCTGGTAGCCGACCGGAGATAGTAGCCACGACTTGACCGCTGCGGTCTTGGCGGGCAGACCGTTGAAGAAGAACGCCTCATACTTGATATCCACATTCTGATACCGCCGCCGACCTGCTCTTGCATTCTCGCTGATGATGTCTCCGTTTCTGCCAGGGACCGATGTGCTTTCCACATCCGCTGCCGGGGAATCGTACACACCGGGTCCGGACAAATATAAAAGGAAGTCCTTGCTGGACTTACCGGCAAAGGACAGATACTGCCGTGCAAACCTGCCCTTCAGATCAAACTGGGATACTGTCTTTTTCTCAGGCAAATAGCCCATACGCATCACCTCTTACTTGTAAACCGAATCGTCCTGGTCGATCATCTCATTGATCTTGTCAGCTACGATCTGTGCCAGCTCGTTATCGTTCCGGGCGTTGTAGCCGTTCACCGTGATGTGAACGCCGCCCAGATTCGTGTTCTTTGTTGTTCCGCCGCCGGCCAGAGCAGCCTGCGGAAGATTCCAACCGCTTGTGTTCATCCGGGGCATATTGATCTCTGGCAGGCTGAAGGAGCAGATTCCCGCCATCCCCTGCTGAACCTTAGAGGCCATAGATCGGATCTGCTTCAGCAGACCGTCCTCGCTGTCCCTGATGCCTCCAGTCAGCAGCCTCATGAAGTCAGGCATATAGGTGTCGGCATCGGCCAGCGGTCCTTCGTCCGGCACCGAGAAGTGCAGGAAACTGCGGATGCCGTTTGCCACGCTCTTAGCGGCATTGCCGACCCACGACACGCCTTTCTTGATGCCTCCAGCGATACCGCTGACCACATCCTTGCCCCATTTCACCGCCGAGGAAGCCACGTTCTTGACGCCGCTCCAGATGGAGGATGCCACGTTGCCGATGGCAGACGCCGCATTGGAGATGCCATTCTTAATGGCAGTCACACCATTGGAGAACACAGAAGTGACTTTATTCCAGATGTTGGTCACGCCCTCACGGAAACCATCGCAGTTCTTCCAGAGAGCGGTCAGCCCAAGGCCGACACCGCCGACTGCGGCCACCGCAATACCAGCAGGGCCAGCAAGACCAGCCAGTGCTGTACCTGCCGAGGCAAGCACACCGCCAGCCGAAGAAGCGATACCAGCCAATGCACTGCCTGCACCGGCTGCAAGACCAGACACCGTTGTGCCAACAGAACCGAACAGCCCCGCAATCGCAGAACCAGCTGAGCCAGCGATGCCGGCCAGCGTGGAGCCTACACCGGAGAGCAGCCCGGACAGGCTGCTGCCAACACCGCCGAGCTTGGAGAGAACACCAGTCGTAACGCTGCCGAGGTTCGACAAGATGCCGGTTCCGCTGCTGCCAAGGCTGCCCAGCTTCGAGATGACACCGGTGACACCTTGTCCCAGACCACCCATCTTGGAGGTCAGCCCGGAGATCAGATTGCCGAAGTTCGAGACGATCTGTCCGCCATCGGCGTTGCCGATTTTCGACAGGAAACTCCCCATCTTCGACAGCAGACCACCGCCGCCATCCGTTCCCAGTGCATTGCCGAGGTTCGTGAGCGTCTCGCCCAAGCTGCCGAAGGTACTCTTCATGGAGCCGAGCTTGTCCACGATTCCGGTGACAGTACTGACCGTATCGCCCACCTTACTGATACCCTCACCCAGACCTTTCAGGAAATCCGAGTTGAAGGTGTCACCGAGGCTGCGGATCGCGTTGCCCAGAGAACTGGTCTGGTCGCTCAAGTCTCCGATAGAGGTCTTCATGTCGGAGAATCCCTGCTTCACTTCATCGCTCATGCTGCTAACCGATGTTTTGGTGATCTTTTCAAGGTCACTCCAGACAGACCTAAACTCGCTGGTCATGCCGTCCAGACCATTCATAAGCCCAGTTCGGATGCCGGATGCCAGCCCGCTTGCAGCCGACCGAACTCTACTTGTGCTGCCGCTGATCGTAGAGGCAAAGCCACTCACCACCGACTTCACCTTGTCGCCCATGTCTCCCACGGGCGTGTTCAGGTTGGTCTTCATGGAGCCAGACAATGTCTTGACGGCCTTGACGACCTTGTCTTGATTCTTCTTGATGCCGCTTGCCAGCAGCTTCATGAAGTCAGGCATATACTCGTCCGCATCAGACAGAGGGCCAGTGTCAGGCACAGAGAAGTGCAGCAGACTTCTGACTTTGCTTGCCACGTTCTCTGCGGCCCGGACGACCGAGCCTGCCGCCGCACGAACACCGGCCGCCATCTGGGAGCAGATGTCACTGCCCCAGCTGTATGCCGAAGAAGCAATGGAGCTGAGAGAGTTGAAGTTGCTCTTGATGCTGGACACACCGGAAGAGACCGTGGAGCGCAGATTGGACATGGCACCGGACACCACCGACTGCACGCCGGAGAAGGTAGAGCTAGTCGTGGACTTCACGCCGTTCCAGCCCGAAGAAACCGTAGACTTCACTGCGTTCACAGCCGAAGATGCCGTGCTGCGGATGGTGTTCCAGCTGGAACTGAGTACCGACTGGATGCTCGACCAACTGCTGCTGGTCAGGCTGCGGAGGTTGTTCCATCCCGCCGTGACGGAACTCTTGACCGCATTGACTGAGCTGGTGGTTGCACTCTTGATGCTGTTCCAGCTCGTATTCAGCACGGTCTGGATGGAATTCCAACTGGACGTTGTCAAACTTCGCAGATTCGTCCACCCGGTCGTGACGGAAGTTTTCACTGCGTTGACCGATGCTGTTGTCGCACTCTTGATGCTGTTCCAGCTCGTGTTCAGTGCCGTTTGGATGGAACTCCAACTGGATGTTGTCAACGTGCGCAGGTTTGTCCATCCATTGGTAACGGAAGTCTTCACTGCGTTCACGGCTGTGGTGCTTGCCGTTTTAATGGAATTCCAGCTTGCCGTCAGGCTCGACTGGATGCTGGACCAGCTGGATACCGTCAGGGAACGAAGCTGTGTCCAGCCGTTCGTCACTGCGGTCTTCACACTGTTCAGGCTGGTTGTCACGAAAGTCGTAATTCCGGTCCATGCCGTAGTGAGGTTGGTCTTGACCGCATTCCATGCCGTAGTGGTATCCGAAGCGATGCCGGACCACGCTGCCGACATGGATGCCTTGATGCTGTCGATCTGGGTCGTCACAGACTGTGCCATGCCAGTACAGGCAGTCGATACGGAGGTAGACACACCCGACCATGCGGTCTGGGCTTCCGCCTCCACACCGGACCATGCGTTAGAGGTATCCGTTTTCATCTGGGTGGTAGAGTCACTGGTCTTGCCGGTGATGGCATCCCAGATACCACCAAAGAATCCGGAGATTCCTTCCCATGCGCTAGAGATGCCGGACTTGATACCCTCCCACGCAGTGCTTGCCGTAGACTGGATGCCTTCCCATGCCCCAGACAGCCCGGTGGCCACCGTTTCTACCGCCGAGGTCACGCCGGACTGGATACCGTCCCAAGCTGTAGAGATCGCACCCTTGATGCCATCCCACGCAGATGAGGCAGTTGTCTGGATGCCCGTCCATGCAGTCGAAAGCCCAGAGCCGAGCGTCTCAACCGCGCTGGACACAAAGGAGGAGATTCCCTCCCACGCGCCGGAAATGACACCCGAAATGCCCTCCCACACAGTCGATGCCGCCGACTTGATGTTCTCCCAGGCTGTAGACCAGTCGCCGGAGATCACGCTCATGACCGTCGAGATGACGGCCGAGATTGCATCCATAACCCCGCTGACCACGCCGGAGATTGCCTCCCAGACCGTAGAGAATACCGTCTGCAAGCCGGTCAGGATACCGCCAAGGAAATCCGAGATTCCGGTGAATGTCGACTGTGCGTTCTCGTCCATCTCACCGGTTTTACCCGTGAAGAACGAGACGATGCCGTTCCAGATACCCTCGAAGAAATCCTTGATTCCTGTCCAGACCCCGGTAAAGAAATCCGAGATCCCATTCCAGACGGTAGATGCTGTGGTCTGGATGCCTGTCAGGATGCCGGAGAAGAAATCGCTGATTCCTGTCCAGATTCCCTCAAAGAATCTCTTGATGCTCTCCCAGACCGAACTCCAGTCCGTACCGAACCAGCCGAGGAACACATCTGCTACAGCCTTCAAGGTGTCCAGCACCGTGGAGAAGATGGACTTAATTCCTTCCCAAATTCCGGAGAAGACTCCTTTGACTTCCTCCCACGCTCCACTCCAGTTTCCCTGGAATAGATTAGAGAACACATCGAACAGACCAATCAGCGTGTCAAGGACTGTTCCCAGTACCGTGGATACAACCTGAAAGGCACCCTCAAACACAGGAGCCAAAACCTGACAGAAGCCGTCCCAGACAGCTTTCAGCACCTCTACGATATCCTTGAAATCAAAGCCGAGGGCATTGAGCCGCTGGGTCAGCTGGTCGCAGAAGCCGCGCACTTTTTCGACGATTCCATTCCAGATGTTAGTAATAGCTGTACGGAACTCTTCATTGGTATTCCAGAGGTGCATGAATGCAGCCACCAGCGTACCGATCACGGCAACCACTGCCATGACGGGAGCCGAAATGCCGCCGAGAGCTGCGCCCAGCTTCCCGAACAGTCCGCTTGCGCTGCCCACACGGGTGGAGAGCAGCCGGATGCCCTTAGCCAGCGAACTGAAGCCCTTTAATGCTGTGCCCGCTGTCGATATGGTTTTACCCAGCACGATAAGCAGCGGTCCAATGGCCGCAGCCAGAGCCGCCACCTTGAGGATGGTCTCTCTGGTGCTGTCGTCCATACTGTTGAGCTTGTCCACGAATGCCTGCACCGCCGACACGATCTTGCGGATGGTGGGCATCAAGAGGTCGCCAAAGGAAATAGCCAGCTCCTCCAACTGAGATTTCAGAATGGTAAGCTGGCCGTTGAGGTTATCCTGCATGGTCTCTGCCATGCTCTCCGCAGAACCGTCACAGTTCTCAATGGCACCACGGAGCTTGTCGATGTCACCTTCGCCGGCATTCATCAGAGCAAGGAAACCGGACATAGCGTTCTTGCCGACCAGCGATTCGGCATTGGCTGCCTTTTCAGATTCGGTCAGACCGGAGAAAGCCACACGGCAGTCCGCAAGGATATCGTTCAGGCTTCTCATACTGCCGTCCGCATTGCTGGTGGCAATCGTGACCTCTCCGATGTTCTTGCCTGCAAAGGTCACTTCACCGGCAAGGTTGTTCATGATGGAACGCAGCGAAGTACCTGCCTGTGATGCCTTGATACCGCTGTTTGCCATGAGGCCGATAGCTTCCGCCGTATCCTCTGCACTGAAACCCAGCGCACCGGCGATAGGCGCACAGTACTTGAAGGTCTCGCCCATCATGCTGACGTTGGTGTTTGCATTGGACGATGCCGCAGCAAGAATGTCCGCAAAGTGTCCAGAATCCGCGGCCGACAAACCAAAGGCAGTCAGCGCATCCGTGACGATATCAGAGGTAGTCGCCAAGTCCTCACCGGATGCAGCAGCAAGGTTCATGATACCTTCGATGCCATCCAGCATATCCCCGGTCTTCCAGCCGGCCATCGCCATATATTCCATAGCGGAGGCGGCTTCGGAGGCAGAGAACTTGGTCTTGGCACCCATCTCGCGGGCTTTGGCACGGAGCTGGTCAAAGTCATCCCCTGTTGCACCGGAAATAGCAGAGACCTTGCTCATTTCCTGGTCGAAGTCTGCTGCGGTCTTTACCGCCGCTGTGCCTAAGCCAGTAACTGCCGCCGTAACCGGCAGGAACTTCTTACCCACACTTTCGACCTGAGAGCCAACCGTCTGGAGCTTTTCTCCCACCGCATCGATCTTGGCAAGGGTCACATTGGTGACCGCCGCCTGTTCCTGCAGGGATTTAAGGTTCTGCTCCGTCTCCACGATCTCACGCTGGAGCGCATCGTATTGCTCCTGCGTGATCTTACCGTCCGCAAGCTGCTGGTTGGCCTGCTCTGCCGCCGTCTTTAAGGTGGTGAGCTTCTCCTTGGTGGCTTCGATGGCATCCTTCAGCATTCTCTGCTTTTGGGTGACCGTCTCGGTATTGGAGGGGTCCAGTTTCAGGAGCTTGTTGACATCCTTCAACTCAGACTGCGTTGTTTTGATGGTTTTGTTGACGCTTTCCAGTGCCTTGGATAATTTTGTAGTGTCGCCGCCGATCTCAACGGTAATGCCTGCGATTCTGGATGCCATGCGGATAACCACCTCCTCCGGGGCATAAGTAAAGACCCATCCGCACAAGGCGAATAGGCCGAAAGAAATATGATACTCGTAGGAAAGTAACTCGTGAGTTACTTCTTATGTGGGCTTAAAAATTTACAATTCTATCGTTGATATGAGCCGGAAAAAGAGCTATACTTAAATTGAGAAATTGTACTCAAAGGAGGTACGCCCTATGAGTGAACATCAAATTGACATTGCGGATATGCAGTGCTGGGTTTTCCGTATGGCTCAAGCCAAGTGGAAAAAGTCTCCCGAAGCCTGCACGAAGATATTTCAGGATAATGATGTGTTTGGATTTATTGCCAGATGCTATGATTTTCTCCATTTGAGCAGCTATGAGTGCGCCTTGGACGATGTCGAGGAAATGCTTAAGAATCGAGGTGTTTCCGTATGCTGACATTAACAAATGGAATGCTCCTCTATCACGGTAGTTTCACACAGGTGTCCGAAATCGATCTTAACAAATGCAAGCAAGGAAAAGATTTCGGACGCGGTTTCTACGTCACAAGCTCCTACAAGCAGGCTCAAGGTTTTGTTCCGCTGTCTGTGAACAAACAAGTCAACGAGGAAAGATTGCCTACTGGCACAACGATTGGTTACATTTCTGTTTTCAAACTTCATATGAATCCTGACATTGCTATTCACTTATTCAACGCTGCGGATAGGAATTGGCTGCATTTTGTGGCTTCAAACCGTAGAAGAACATTGTTCCCGGATGTCCGGGAACGGTATGCCAAGTTTGATATCATCGGTGGGAAAATAGCCGATGATCAAACTGCTCGTACCTTGCAGCTTTACACCACGCGCGCTTATGGCGAGCCAGGCTCCGAAGACGCCGATAGCTTTGCTATCAAAGCACTACTGCCGAATCGTCTGGAAGACCAGTTCTGTTTCTGCAACGAAAAGGCAATCCAATCCCTCGAATTTGTAAGGAGTGATCTCTATGACTTCAAGCACCTATAATATCAGCGATGAACAGCGCGAAACCTGTGCTGTAAACGTCATGCGAGCAATGCTCGAAGATTACTGCACCGAAACAGGTGTTCCCTTCAATCAGGCTTTCTTTGAGTTTTCGAGCTCTCCTGCTTATAAGGAACTGTTCGATTACTCCACTGGTCTTTGGATGGAGGGCCCGGATTATCTCCGCAATGTCTTTGAAGATACTCGCAAGCCCACCGATTCTGCTTCTGCATAGGAGTTCCGCATGACCGAAAGAGAAATTGACATAGCAGATATGCAATGCTGGGTTTTTCGCATAGCACAGACCAGATGGCATATTTCACCTATCGAATGTGCTGAACTATTCAAAAAGTACGATATACTCGGATATATTTCCGAATGTTACGACTTGCTCTGTACATACAGCTATTATCATGTTGTTGATGACGCTGAATTAATTTTGGCCAGCCACAATGTCTTTATAAACGATATCAATTCTCTAAAACAAACTGCGTCTCCCTTTATTTCCGAAGAAGAATTGTTTCGACGTCTCGGTATCACTGAAGATGACCTTGTTGGTTTTGATGATGTTGAAATCGAATAGGACTGTCTATCACAGTATTTTCCCGCCCAGCATTCGCTGGACGGGATTTTTCTTTATCCCCACAAACTCTTGTGCTTATTTTGCAATCAATATAAGCACGAAAGTTTAGTTAGAAACGGTCAAAGTCAGCCTGCGATGCCAACTCCTGATACGGATACTCATCGTTCTGCCGCTCTGTGAACATATCATTAACCAACCCGATGGTCAGCAAGTCTAGGTCGGCTATGCTGATACCGAGCTGCACACAGCGCAGCATGAAGAGCGGGGTGGTCATTACCCGCTCACTTTTGCGAGGTTTTTTCTTGCCTCTACCTCCGTCTGTACGTTCAACCCCCACAGTTCGATCAACTGGGGCAGAATCTGGTAGATGGAGAAGGTGTTGAAGTTCTCCAGCCACTCATCCGGGTTGTCCGGCACCTGATCCGGATGGGCGTGCTTCGCCATAATGAATGCAATGTTCTCGAACATCTCCAGGCTGAACAAGTCAAGACTGGAACTCTCCTCGTTGCCGTCATCCACGCTTTTTTCAAGGGATCTCAGATCCTTGTAGATATCCCGACCGAACTTAATGCGGTACAGACGAGGAACGGCTGCACTGGCTCGGAACTCCACCATCTGACCATCGATCTCGATTTTCTTTGTGACTGCCATAGTCTTTATCCTCCATTTCATGTAGAAAGGACAGAGCCTCCGCACTGCCCTCGGTTCGTGTACTTGCTTACTCTGCCGGGTCGATGCTGACCAGTGCATTGCCGCCGCTGACGGTGGGCAGCTTGCCATCCCATTTCTGGATCTTCTGGTACTCGATCAAGGTATCAGACAGGCTCTCTGCAATCTTGCGATTCGCTTCGGCCTGAGCATCTGCGGCAATGGAAGTCTTCTGTGCCTCCGCTTCTGCCTTGGTGATTGCCACCTGCTTATCTGCTTCTGCCTTGGCAATGGCGGCCTCGTTCTCGATCTTCTGCTTGTCAGCGTTCTGCTGGGCGATGGACTTCTGCTGGATGGCCGTATTATAGGCTTCCTCAAAATCCATATCGTTGATGACCACCTTATTGATGAACACCGCATCCTCGCCGTACTTCTGGTTCAGGGATTCCGCCAGCTTCTGCTGGGCCAGAGGCTCAATCTTGATGCGGTTGGTCACTTCATTGGGGCCAAGCTCTGCCATCGCGGACTTGATGGCAGATGCCACCAGCTCGTCACCGACCAGATTCTTGGTGTCAGACACATTCGCGTACAGCCATGCGCTCTTTTCGGGAAGCACCTGATAGGTCACAATGACATCCGCAGCGTAAACCGGAGTCTTGTCGGAGGCTTCACCCCAGATCTGCGCCTCGATATGCTTGTCTTGCTGCTTATTATTTACGGTGTGGATGCTCTGGACGAACGGAACGGTGAAGTTCAGCTTACCGCTTTGGATGGTCGTTTCCTGAATCTGACCGAAGCTGGTCTTCACGCCGGTGTATCCGGTCGGTACGATGGTCACAGCCCTGCACAGCAGGAAAGCCACAAAGATGACAGTAAACAGGGAAAATACACGATGCTTTTTCATATTAGAAATCTCCTTACACAATAATGTAGTGGCAGAGCCGAAGCCCTGCCTCGTTTTCATCAGCCCTGAGGATCAGTCTCCTCAGTCCCCATACTGGATGCCTCAGACTGCGGCTCGTAGACCTTTTCGTACCACTTGTTGTAGACATCATCGCTGGTATTAGTGCCGGTCTTGGCCTTGACATAGCCATTTGCCAGCGGAGTTGCCTGCAGGGTCAGCTTATCGGTCTTGACCTCCTTGCTGTCCTCGTTGGTGTCGCCCTCCACTGCCGGACGGGATGCGACACAGTTGTACATGACATGACGGATATGCCGCTGGTCGCCATCAAACTCAAACAGGAATGCGAAGTGCTCCAGCTCGGCATTGGCGTTTTCCGCCAGAACGCCGTTGCCGTCCAGTTCCTCGTGCATAATGTCCGTGAGGAAGGACTCCGGGATCAGGGCGATTTCCAGATCACCCTCATAGCCGGAGTTGTTATTCACGACATAGTAGGCGATGTTGTCCGCATAGAACGGTTCGATCTCACCATTGGCATCCAGGGACAGACTGACTGCACCGGGAATGCGTACCGGGGTATCGTAGGTAACGCCGCCGTCCTCGTCAAAGGTTGCCTTGGCGTAATGGCAGTTTTTCAGGCCATACTTGACCTTGTTGCTTTTCTTGCCCATTGCTTTCTCCTCTCGTGAAAAAAGCCCTGCGGCTGACTTAGACAGTCAGCTCATACAGGACTTCATACATCTTCTCCGTCTCGATCCAAACCTCACTCTTTTCATAAAAGAGTTCATGTTCGGTCAGGACTTCTTCGATTGCTGCCTCCGTATCCGGATCTTTGTAATCGGTGTACACCTCGATAGCCAGCCGATTGAAATGGTGGTACACGAGGTTGTCTGCGCCGAAGTTCTTCGCTCTCGGGTACAGGAAACAGATGAACGGTGGATCGGGACTCTCCCCTTCTGCGAAATGGTCATACGCATAGGGCAGCCCCATTTCTTCCACCATTGCCTTGACTTCTGCGTGGGTCATGGTGCCTCCTACTTCAGTGCTTTCTCGATGAGGCTTTGGAGCAGCTCGACACCCTCCTGCTCGGCAGGAGCAATGTGCGGTCTTGCCGCCACACGCCCACCGCCGCGCTTGGCGTGCCCATTTTCCAAAAGGTGCGCCAATTGGTATCGGTCCTTGGAATGGACGACCATCTGGAGGCTCTGGCTGGATTCTTCCTGTTTTGTTGCCACCCAACTGGATTTATACCGCCCTGTCCGAGACGGTGCGCCTGTCTCGATTTGTTCCTTGACCGTCTTGGCCGACTTTCGAACAGCCCGTTTGACCTCGAAGGATGCCAGCTTTGCATATTCCTGCAAGCCTTCATTGATGGCTTCTGCCATCCCGTCAATGCTCACGGTCTTGCTCATTTCTGCCTCCGTTCCAGCCTGCAATGCAGCTTTGTGGTTTTCTTGTTGTAGTTCATGGGGTCAACTGACGTTATGTCATAAAGCTCACCACGAAACAGTACCCGGAACCCGGTGGAGGTCAATTTATTGACCTCACTGCACCATCGCACCGTGAACACCACGCTTTTCTGCTCGGCTGTGACTTCACCTTCATCCTCCTGCGCCTCATAGGTCGAAGCGTAGGCGAAGCAGGTGTAATAATCCACCCATGCGTTCCGATGATTTCCGACCTTATCGGTCATGTGCTTACTTTGCTGGATTGTGATCCTCTCGTTCAGCTTATCGATCATCAGAACACCCCCTCCCTCACAGCGAACAGAATGGAACGAAGCGTCAGCATCAACTGCTTATGGTCCGCTTCGTCCCGGTGCTCGTACAAATAGCCCAGTGCATACAGAATTGCCACACGGCAAGTGCTGCGGAGGGCTTCCAGCTCCCTCGTCGGTGTGACCCCGTTCTCGGCATCCCGGTCAGCGGCATTGACTGCCTCCCACTGGTCATCTGAAAGCCGGCCCACATCCTTGCACATCTGCTCGGCCGAGGAAAGCAGGATACCGATCAGGGCATCTTCATCCCCGCTGTCCACGCGCAGATAGGTCTTCGCTTCAAAAAGCGGGATCAGTGCCATGATCGGTCATCCCCCTCTCTTATCAGCCGCCGGCAGCCATCTGGAGGAGCTGCACGGACTCGGGCAGGATCAGCTTGCCATCGACACGCTGAGTGGTCAGGAAGCCGACCTGATCCGTGCGGGCATACAGCTCGTTCAGGCGACGGAAAGTGCGGTTCTGGCGGTCAGCCACCCAGTAGTAGCTGTAGTCACCAAAGGCCATGACCTTGTTGCCGCCCTTGATCTCCGGCATGAAGGCGGAGGTCTTCAGAGGACGGTTCAGCAGAGTATCGGGCTTGCCGATCTCCAGACCCGGCTTCCAGATATAGTTGCCGTTGTTGTCCTTGATGGTCATCAGCTGCAGCACCAGTGCCTCGTTGCAGAGGAACTGCGCCTTCTTGCGATAAGGAGCCTTCAGCGCATAGTACAGCTTGAAGATCTCATCAAAGGTGACAGCATCCTGCTTGGCAGCCTTGACACCGACCTTTGCGCCGCCGGTCTCAGCCAGCAGACCCAGAGGCTTACCAACACCGTCACCGGTGATGAAGGCGCGCTCCTCCGCATTGCCCATACGCACACCGAAACGGCGGGCAATATAGGTGGCGAGGTCAAAGGCGGAGTCGTTCAGCAGCTCGTTGGAGATCTTGATCATGGTACCCAGCTTGTAAGCGGACAGCATGGTCTGACCGAAGGTCGCATCGCTTTCGGGGATCTCCTCGCCCTCATCGATCCAGCTTGCCTCGCCGGTATCCTCTGCAATGGGAATCTTGCGGGTGCCGGAGCTGGTACGGATGACAGTCGCCATGCCACGGAAGATGTTGTTCTCCTCCAGTGCCTCCACCAGCTTCTTTTCGAACTCATCGGGAACGGTAAAGCCGCCCTCGGTATCCTCGCCCACAGACAGAGCGTTGCGGACCTCGCCGTAGTGACCACGGTTGCGGATCATGTTCCAGAAGTTCTCGGCGTACTCGGCAGTGGCAGTCGGCTTTACATCCTTCTTTGCACCGTTCTTAGGATCGGCATGGACGGGGTTGGAAGTGGGCGCAGACAGCTGTGCCTCGATCTGTGCCTGCTGTTCCAGCCGCTCGATCTCAGTACCCAGGTCCTTGACCTCCTGTGCCATCTTGTTGTACTGCTCCACAGCCTCGGCCTTGACCAGACCGTTATCGCCGCGGTTCTTTTCCAGGAAATCCTTGGTCTGCTCCCAGAGGGTATTGCGCTTGGTGCGCAGTTCCAGAATCTTACTCATAGTGTTGTACCTCCATGAATTTCGTATTTTCGGCATGAAAAAAGCCGGGGCGCATCATTTCATGCACTCCAGCTGTTTCATCAGGACGTTATAGGAGTAATCCCCTTCCTCCGTCTTTCCGTCCATGTCAAGGACAGGACCGGCTTCCGCAGGGAGATCACTGGGCGGCTCCGTTTGAGCCGCAGGGGTATCAGGCTTGACTCCCAGACGATTCAGGACGATTAGATCCATCTGACGGCTGGAGAAAAGGTGCCCTGCCGTATCCTGTTGGAACGGCTTCTTTTCTTCGCCCTCGCCCGGTTCTTCATCGGGAGTCTTCTCCGGCTTATCGGGGTTCACCGGGTCACTGTCAGGTTCATCCTCTTTCTTTGAGAAAAGGATTTCATCCGCAAAGCCCAATTCCACGGCTTTCTTCGCATTCATCCACGTTTCGTTGGACATGAGGTTTGCGATTCGGGCATGGGACAGGCCACTCTTGGATGCGTAGGCGTTGATGATGCTCTCCTTGACCTCGTTCAACACCTCGATAGCTTTCTCCATATCCTTGGTGTTCCCCATCGCAACGGTACTGGGGTCATGGATCATCAGCATAGCAACCGGGCTCATCTGGACGGTATCTCCGGCCATGGCAACAACGGACGCCGCAGATGCAGCAATCGCATCGATCTTGACCGTGATGCTGCCCTTGTAGTCCTTGAGCATGGTATAGATCTCGGCAGCAGCAAACACATTGCCGCCCGGGCTGTTGATCCAGACGGTCACATCACCCTCACCGGCATTCAGCTCATCCCGGAACATCTGCGGTGTAATTTCATCACCCCAGAAAGATTCCTCGTCGATGGGGCCTTCCAGCCGAAGGGTTCTGGTCTCGTCACTGTCCTTGATCCAGTTCCAGAACTTTTTCATATTGCTCTCCTTTCTTTCTGTCGTTTTGGCGTACTCTCACTCTGCCGGTTTTCGCTGTCAGGGGTTTCTTCCTCCGGCTGTGTCTGCTGAGGCTGATTCTGCTGGGCCGCGGCAGCCTTGTTCTGCTGCGCCAGTCCAGCATTCTTCAGCTTCACATAGCCACCGTTGAGGTAGTAGTCATCACCGCCCTGGTCAGCCGGGATCAGATCCATGTTTTCCAGACGATGGATATCGTTGGGAGACAGAAAACCATTGCTGATGCCGGTGGCATAGCCGTTCATCCGGCTCTGGTAGTCGCCGCGCAGCAGACCGTCCACATTGAACTTCGGAAAGTAGGTATCCTGCTCTTCCTCCAGCAGCAGATCCTTGATGATGCCCTGCTCAATGCGGACAAGCCACGGAGTCAGGGAATGCATCACGAAGTTCAGCGACTGGTATTCGATGTTGGAGAAGGTCGCATGGGACAGATCCGCTACCAGATGCGGAGGCACACGGAAAATGCGACATATCTCCGTGACGGAGAACTGCTTGGATTCAAGGAACTGACTGTCTTCCGGCGGCAGCGATACAGGCTTGTAGGTCATGCCTTCTTCGAGAACCGCCACACGATGGGCGTTGGCTGCGCCACCGTATGCCGCTTCCCAGTTATCCCGGACTCGGTTCGGGTCTTTCATGACGCCGGGATGTTCCAGCACACCGCTGGGCTGAGCGCCGTTCTTGAAGAACGCCGAGCCGTACTTATCCACCGCAATGGAGGTGCCAAGGCTGTTTTTCATCATGGCAATCGGTGAGAAACCGATCAGGCCATTGAAGCCCAACCCCGGCACATGGAATATCTCATCCCGGCGAAAGTAGATATCCTTGTTCTGCTCTCCCGGAACTTCATCCGTATAGGCGTGGTAGATGTAGTACAGTTCTCCGCTTTCATCGCGATCCACTTCGACGTTTTCCGGCAGCAGCGGATACAGACCCAGTACCGTGTTCTTTCCATCCCGGACGATCTGTGCGTAGGCATTGCCCCAGAGGAGCAGATGGGTCATCAGGGTCTCCCAGAAGACGAAAGCCGTCATCTCCGGGTTCGGCTGCCGATACAGGATTTTGTACAGCGGATGATCCCGTGCCTTTTCCTTGTTGCCGTTGTCATCCGTCACCCGATACAGATGCAGCGGCAGGGCCGCAATGGACTCTGCCAGCAGTCGAACACAGGCATACACGGTCGGGATCTGCATGGCGGCTTTTTCGTCCACCTGCTCTCCTGCATTGGAACGACCAAACACAAAGGTCTGCCCGGAATCGCGGACATTGTCCGTGACCTCTGGCAGACCTTGTTTGGGTGGTGATTCTGTTTTGGGGGAGTCCCTTGGGTTTTCAAAACCTAGCCATTCCCAGAATGTCATTTTTCAGCAAATCCTTTCATTTTTTCTTTCCTTGTGTTCCAACAAGTGGTATAATATAGTCTATACTGTTGCTTACGGAGGTTTTTCCATGCTGACGATAAATCAGTTGATGCGATATCTGCGTTCCAAACATCATATTACTGTCAAAAGCAATCAGTCCCAGTCATTGCGCAACATGGGCTACTATCATGGTTTTAAGGGCTATCGGTTTATCCGAACCCCGAACCAAAGGATTGCTTTTTCTTCGTTTGATGAAGTCTCTGCTTTAAACAATTTCGATATGAAATTGAAAGCGTTGTTTTACCCTAAGGTCATGTTTATCGAAACTGCATTAAAGAGCTATGTGATTGAAGCCACACTTAAGGATTCTCATTCTGAGAACATCGACACAATCTTCGGTAAATCAATCACAAACTACCGTTCCTTCACTCCAGGTAGCAGAAACTATCATCAGGAATACGCAAAACGCATGTCGCTTCGTAGCAAAATCAATAGTGCTTTGCTTCGTGATTATGGAAACAAAAAGCAAACCGTCAATCATTTTTTTGACACCGACCGGTCCATACCTATTTGGGCGGCTTTTGAATCCCTGGCACTAGGTGAATTCGGAACTTTCTTTGCGTGTGCAAACGCGAATGTCAAAAAGAGTACTTCTGCAATACTTCACCTGCCCAGTCAACTTGACGCTGATGGAAGAATTACAGAGTTCATTATTTATTCAATCAAAGACCTCCGTAATGCTGTTGCTCACAACAACACTATTTTCGACACGCGGTTCCAAACTGGTGAGATCAATCAGCGTCTTGTTGCACTTTTAGAAACCGAAATAGGCATTTCAAATCTGGATTTCAAATATATTTATTCATACGTCATACTCCTAACCTACGTTCTCAGAAAAATGGGTGAAACCAAAACATCCTGCAAGCAATTTTTGAATGCGTATATTGCCTTGACCGATGAATTGCGCACACAACTCCCGGCAAATGTCTGCAATCAAATTCTAGGCACTCAGCAACGTCCACATCTGCGCCAGCTGCAAAATTTCATTTCCAATTCGTAAGATTCTCTTGCATAATTTCTTTTCTTGTGGTATAGTATAGCTATGAATTGCGGTGGTCGTCTTCGGACAACACCTTGAAAGAGCCTGATGCGTCGGGCTCTTTTTCTTTTTGTCTTTTATTCTTTCTCCAGCTCCGGCAGACCGGCCAGACTGGTACCGAGGGAGGCCACGCCCGCCACGATCGCTGCGCTGCCTACCGCCATCCAGTCCACCGTACCGCTGGGCATCTGGGTCACGACCAGAGCTGCACCGGTCTGGAACATGGTCTTTGCGGCGCGGATACTTGCTGCGCGCCACCAGTCTGCACTCATCAGATACTTCATATTCTTATCCTCCATGATTTTGTATATCAAAAAACGATCATGTCACGTTCATCGTAGATGCTGCCCTGCTGCTGTCCTTCATTTCGGATGCAGCGGTCCAGTGCCATGATCGCAGCGACGATACCGTCGATTTTCTCCGGCGACTTTACCTTGGTAGGCTTAATATTGCCGGCCGGATCAGTGTCCACGACCACATTGCCGGCCATCCATGCCATGATGGGGTTGCCGCCGTGAACGATACGTCCTTCCATCAGGAGCTTATAGAACTCCTTGGTGGGCGGGCTCATATCCTTAAACCCTTGTCCGAAAGGCACGACCGTGAATCCCATCCCCTCTAAGTTCTGGGTCATCTGCACCGCTCCCCATCGGTCAAAGGCGATTTCCAAAATATGATAAGTCTTGCCCAGTTCTTCGATGACTTTTTCGATGAACCCGTAATGGATGACATTGCCCTCGGTCGCCATCAGGTAGCCCTGCTGGAACCAAATGTCATAGGGCACAGATGCCCTGCGCACACGCTGGGGAATCGTATCCTCCGGAATCCAGAAGAACGGCAGCATGATGTACTTTTCCTCCGGGGTTCTGGGCGGGAACATCAGCACAAAAGCCGTGATGTCACCGGTGCTGGACAAGTCCAGTCCACCGTAACAGTCACGGCCTTTGAGGGCTTCCATATCGATTGGCTGGTTGCCGAGGTCATAGATGTGTTCCGGGATAAATCGGGTCAGAGAGGACACCCACATATTCAGACGGAGCTGCTTGAATACATTCTCCTCTGCTGGGTTGTCCAGTGCCTCTTGGTAAGCATCCCGGACGCGCTGGATCTGGATGGTCTGTCCCAGTGAGGGGTTGGCCTTATACCAGTTGACTTCATCGTGCCAGTCATCCTCATCGGTCAGACCATAGACCACCGGGTAAAAGGTGTGGTCAATTTTCCGACCGTTCAGCAGGTCAAGGGCTTTCATGTGCAGCTCATAGCAGATACTCTCCTTGTCCGTGCCGGCCGTGGTAATCAGGAAGAACAGCGGCTGTTCACGGGCGTCACCGGAACCTTTGGTCAGGACATCGTAGAGCTTGCGGTTGGGCTGGGCATGGACCTCATCCAGCACCAGACCGGACACATTCAAGCCGTGCTTCGTGCCGACTTCCGCTGACAACACCTGATAGAACCCGGCGTTGCTGTAATTCACAATGCGTTTGGTTGCCGCCATAATCTTGCAGCGTTTCATGAGTGCCGGCGTCATCTGCACCATCTGGTTGGCAACGTCAAAGACGATGGATGCCTGCTGCCGGTCGGCGGCAGCGCCATAGACTTCTGCGGAGGGCTCGTTATCGGCAAACAGCAGATACAATGCCACCGCAGCGGCCAGCTCCGACTTGCCGTTCTTCTTTCCGATTTCGACATAAGCTGTGCGGAACTGTCTGTTTCCGCGCTCATCCACAATACCGAAAACATCCCGGATGATCTGCTCCTGCCAAGGGAGCAGCCAGAACCGCTTGCCCGCCCACTTGCCTTTGGTGTGTCGGAGGTTTTCGATAAAGCGCACGGCGCGGTCGGCCTTGGCTTTATCGTAGTGACAGGTCGGCAGCATGAAGCGGCTGGGCTTGTAGTCTTTGAGTTTTGGGTAGTTCTTCGGTCTGCTCTCCATCATCCGCCACCTCCCAGCAGGTTTTCCATCTCATCAGCAGCATCCGCAGGGCTGCAATCCGAGGCAATGATCCGGCTTCGGGAGGATGGGGTCAGACCGAACTGCTCGGCAAAGCGGTTCATGATTTTCAGATAGGTCTGTGCAATGGAGACCTGCGGCACCTGCTGCCAATAGCCGGAGGGCGTTTTGACGATGGTGCCGTGCTGGGTGATGAATTCTTCTGCTTCTTTCCATCGTGCGTATGCCTGACAATAGCCGGCGAAGGCAGCCATGTCCACTTCGGTCAGGATGCCGATGGCTTCCATCTGCTTGGCAAGACGCCGCCATTCTTTTTTTGCTTCCGGCTCCAGCCATTTCGGACACGCCGGTGCTTTCTTTGTGGGCTTCGGTTCGCTGGTATTCAGCGGATGCTTGCCCGGATTGCCTTCCAGTTCCTTCATGGCGGTCGGCTTCGGTTTTCTGCCTCTGGTAGCCATTGGCTATCCCTCCCTTCTGTAAAAATGGGCAAAAGAAAAAGGACCTCCGAAGAAGTCCTTTGTATATCAAACACGGCGGATACGAGACACAGCCCCCTGCGGGGCGTGTGTCCTTTATTGGTTATGCGTTGGGGTTGGCTTCTTTCCAAGCCTCGTACTCATCGACCAGCTCTGCCTCCTCGATGACCTGCCAGACCGCGCAGAATCGGATGCGCTGGCGTTCTATGTCCTCGGCCGTCCAGCTCTCCGGCTTGTGGCTCATGTCGTGGTAGGCATCCATCTCGGCTCTCGTCCGCTGGAAAAGGATGTCCTTGAGCTGCAGGGTTTCGGCGTTGTTCCGCAGGGTGTACCGCTTGTCCTCGGCTGCCCGGCAAAGTTTGCCAAGGTCATCGCAGTTGATGCTCATGTCCTGCTTGAACATGAGCTCAATGCCGGTCAGCTCTCGCTCGGTGGCAGCCGCCTGAATGCTGGCAAGGTAGGTTTTGGCTTTCTTCATCATGGTCTGTATCCTCCGTATGCTTTGTTTTCCGTGGGGCTTCTCCCCTTCGGTGTGACTGTATATTACCGTCACTGGGGAAGTATATCAAGCGGCTATGATACACGATCATTCGCCCACAGTCTTGTCGGATATGTGTATATCCTGCGCACGGAAGATCTGCCGCAACGAGCAAAAGCCCCCCGCAGGGAGCCCCCGCCCATATCTCAGTGTGCGTTCCGGATGCACCATTCGATGGCGTGTCCGGCATCCGAGAAGACCTCATCCGAAATCTTCAGCAGTTCCAGTCGGCACTCGATCGATGAAAGCCCTTCCTTGGGGTCCTCAGCGAATCCGTAAACCGCAGCCTCCACGCCGCCCTTCCAGTTCGTTTTGGCAACCAGAACCCGGTCGCCAAACTGCAGGATGCTGTCGTTGCAGGGACTGAGCAGGTCGTAGTAGCTCTCGATGCTGATGCTGTGTTCCGGGAAGTTGTTCAGATGCTTCTTCATGGTGAAATCCTCCGTGTTTTTTCATTCCGTAGGGTCTTCCCCTTTCGGTATGCACATATTACCGTCATGTGGGGAGGATAGCAAGCGGCTATGCTGCACGATCATCCGCCCGGAATACCGGGCAGAATGTACATCACTCTCCGTCCTCGGCATCCTGTTCAATGAATTCCCGGATTACTTCATAAAAGAGCTGGGGGTCGTATTCCAGCGGCTCACGACCTTGGGAAAAATCAATTTCAATCTGGTCCTTGACCATCTCCTTGGCAGCTTCCAGCGTGAAGCCAGCCTTATCCTCGTCATTCATATTGTTGTAGATGTCCACGATAAGGTCCATGACTCTTTCGTCGTTCATACTCATTCCTCCGTTGCCCCACCACCTCGCCACACAGCCCCTGTGTGGGGCTTGTGCGGTTTGGTTGGGGGAGTTTGTTGGCTTGCATCTGCGCCCCCTTTGTGGGGGCTGTGTCGGGCTTACTTCTCCGCCTTGCCCAGAAGGTAGGCTTCCTCCATGGCTTTCTGGATGCCCCAGACGGGAACCTCGATGAAATCCTCACTGTCGCAGCCGTGCGCTTCAAGGTCGCCTCGGTTTTCCACCTCCACCATCAGGCGCTTTGCGATGTCCAGCAGGGCTTTCTGCTGCTTCCTGGTCAGGGTCTGCTTTTTCATGTCTATGTACCTCGCTTTCGTTTTTGTGACTGTATATTACCGTCACGTCCCGCAGATAGCAAGGCCGCAGATTACACGATCATTCACGCCAGGATCGGTGTATATTTGAGAGCCCTAGCACAGGAAAAGGGGCCGCCCTTTCAGGCAAGCCCCCCCGCAGTTTTCTGCTCAGTAGTCTTCTTCCTCATCGTAGTCGTCTTCGCAGTCGTCGTAGTCCTCTTCCTCATCGTAGTCGTCTTCGCAGTCGTCGTAGTCCTCTTCCTCATCGCAGCTGTCGTCCCAGTCTTCCGCCATATCGCGGTAATCCCACATATCCTTGGTGGGCTGGCTGCGAAGGTCGGGGTTCTGCTTGATGTAGTCGGCAACCGCACCCTCAAGGGTATCCAGAACCTTTTCGTAGGCATCCTCGCTGAAGATCTCCCAAAGGGCTACGGTCAGGCTGCTGATTTCTGCGTTGCCCTTGGCGATCAGGAACCGGGCCGCGGGGTTGCAGGTTTCTTTGCCGTAGCCCTGGTTGACCATGTCGCCGTCGTTGAAGAATCGGTACCCGATCCGTGCGGTGGCTCTGACCAGTTCTCCGGCGAGGCTATCCGCCTTGCCGCTCGTGGGAACCAGTTCCTCGAAAAGCTTATTGATGCGGTTTTCATTCTTCGTCATTTTTGTATCCTCCAGCGTGTTTTTTGTGTTTTCCGTGGGTTTTTCCCTTTCGGTATGCACATATTACCGTCACTTTCGCACACTATCAAGCGGCTATGATACACGATCATTCGCCCCTAGATTTGTGTACATTCAGGCGGTATGACATTGGACGGACACGAGCAAAAGGCCGGTTTCCCAGCCCCTTGCCCCTATCCGTCCGGTTTACTTGCGGATTTCGAGGTAGCTTGTATTGCCCCAGCAATCGGTGGTCTTGAACCGCACCTTCTGTTCGGTTTCCCGGTCGAGGGCAACCTTCTTCAGAAGTTTCATCTTCTGGATGCGCCGCAGAAGGTCTGCTGCGTTCTCGGCATCTTCGATGGCATCCTGGATCTCGACCACCGAGCAGTCGGTGCCGTACCAAAGATTGCTGAGTGCCTCCGGAATGCCGTTGGCAGTGAAAAGTCGGATGTTCGTGTAGGTCATGGTGTTTATCTTCCTTCGTTTTTGTGATTGTATATTACCGTCACTCAAGGGTGATAGCAAGCGGCTAATGTACACGATCATCTAGCCCAGCACTCCGGAAAATGTGTCACTTTGCGCCGTCGTGGTATTCCTCGATATACTGCCTTCCGTCCGGTTCGGTGACCACCGCAGGGTAGCGCACACGGCTGCCGTGCCGGGTCAGGAGCTCGGCGGCAAGGTCTGCAAGTTCTCCGAGGATCTCCATGTTCCATTGGAGGTCGTCATCCTCCGCCATGACCTTGCAGAATTCATACGCAGCGTTGTAGATCTCATCGTTGCGGGCACTCTGGGCATCCGAAAGCTCCAGTTCCTCGTCCGTCTCCGGCGCCGTGGATTTCGGGCACTCTGCCCAGCGCCCTTCGTAGGTCTCGCCAGCCTCACAGCCGTCGGCGTCGTATTCGTTGACCCGAACCCACCGGTTCGACTGGAACACTCGCTCGGTGATGCCGTTCTTCCGGATGCTGAGCATCACCTTCTCCCCATTTTCATTGACACCCCACAGGGCATCCGGGTAATCCCCGAACTCCTGAATCATCTGACGGCGAGTGGCAAGGTCGCCAAAATTGGCGGCCAATACATTGAGCCGGATCGTGTCCAGCTTCTTGTCCAGTTCCATTTTCATGTTCGTTCTCCCCTTTCTCAAAATTCCAAGGTTTCCAGAACCTCGTCCGTGCCGGTCTCCCAGTCGTGGCGGGTCAGGCGGATGCGGCTGTACATCTCGGCGCTGTCCGGCTCATCGAAAAGCCGGAAGCATTCTCTGGCAACCCCCTCATCGGTGTACTGCTGGGTCTCGTCGGGCTGGCCGTCCAGCCGGGTGAAGGTGATCTCGTAGGTGTAGCGTTCCATGTTTTTTCCTTCCTTTCCGTTTCGGTATGTGCATATTACCGTCGTTTCGGCATAATAGCAAGGCCATAAAACGTCATATTATCGACGATCATCAGCCCATATCTTTGGTGGATCTATGTCGATAAATGGCCTTGATAAATATGGTATCGGCTTTCATTGTAATGTGCCGTTCTGCCGTAGTTTGCGTGGTTGCCGGCGTACCAGATGTCGGCAAGCTCGGTCATGGTCGTCGGCTTTCTCTTGTTCAGCTGGTCAAGGAATCGGGGGTCGACCACTCGGTAGTACTGTCCGGTTCTGCCTGCATCGATGCGAATCGCTCTGCCGATCTGTTCTTCGTGGGCGGCCATGATGTTGACCAGATTCCGCAGGGTCTTGGGGGTGTGGTTGCCCTTGCCGATGTGGATGTGAACGCCGCATCCCCGGCTGGGGCTGGACTTTGCGCCAGCCTTGCGGAGCAGTCGGATGATCGCCTGCAAGGTCTCGATATCCTCGTAGGTAAGGATGGGGGTCACCATCTCGCACTTTTCAGCTTCCGGTCCGTGGATGCTGATGTCTCGCTGGAATTTCCAAACCCTGCCCTGCTGGTCCTTGCAAGCCCAGCTCATGTACCCGTACTCGCCGGCTGCGTACCATGCGGTCGTCCCGAAGAACTCGGCAACCTTTCTGGCGGCTTTCTCGCGGGTGATGTTGTTCATCTCAACCTCGACCCCGATGGTCTGCATCTTCATGGCTTCGATCTGCTCTCTGGTCTTATCGTTCATGGTGTTTATCTCCTTTTGTCTTGTTCTGTTCCCCTTGCGGTATGTGCATATTACCGTCATGTGGGCAGGATATCAAGGCCATAAAGGGTCAAATAATCACCGATCATTCAGAGCAAAGATCGTGTACATTATGGTGAAAAACACACTTGATACTGTACATTTTCAGAGTTAATATCGGTACAATGGAAGAAGCTCTCGCTTATCCAGCGGCCCCCATAAGGGGTCAGGAGCTTACGCTCCCGCCTCCTGCGCCTGGGGTGCGCCGTCAGCCCCACAGTCGGGCTGTGTGGGGGCTTCCGCTGCCGCTTCGGCCGTTTCCTCGGCGGCAGAAACGCCGCCGTGTGTCGCCTGTTTTGCGACTTTCAGCGCATCTCGTTTTGCCTTTTCCTTGACCCGGAACTTTTCGGCATCTTCCTTGGTGCGGAATGCCGCATGACCGGTAAGGTTCTGCATCAGGAGCTTGCGGATGGTCTTGTGTTCATCCCCGTTCAGACCCAGTCGGATCAGCCAGATGCGAAGTGCGTACTTCTCATTGGCATCGTTGACGGTCTTTGCCTGAATCCGCTTTTGGGTAACTGCCATCCGGTTCATAGCGGAACAAAGTTCTGTGTATGCACTCACCTTCTCCTGCGTCAGCGGACCGGCAAAGGTCAGGCTGATTTTTTCTGCCGTGATAGAGATTCCAGTCATGCCGGTTGTGCCGGCACCCAGGCGGTACTCTTCCAGCTCATCCAGCATCTCCTCCACCGTGCGGGTAGATGCCTGTTCCACGGCATCCAGCAGGCTGTTCGATACCGAGAAGTTCGTGCCCATTGCTTTGTTCAACAAAGGACCGCGGCTGTACATCAGGTTCAGGAAGTTGCGGATGCTCTGGGCGGTATGCCCAGACATCGGAAGGCTGATGGTCAGCTCGTCCACATCCTGCAAGGTCGGCTGTTCGGTCGGAACAGGTGCCTCGTCCGCATCGGTGTCGTTCACGGTGTCCATCGACTCATCCACGTCCACCGGTTCCTGAGCTTCCGGGGATTCCTCGGCAGTTGCGCCCGGTTCCACGGTGGGCTGGGTATCTTCGGTGCCGTCCACAGTCTCATCTGACTCTTCACACTCCGATTCCGTGGCCTCCCCACAGGTGGCTTCCGTTTCCGGAGTCCCCGGGGTTTCCGCACCTTCCTCACGGATGATGCCCTCGTCCAGCAGCGTCCGGATGATCTCCGGCGCAGCGCTGTCTTCGATCACAAGCGTTCCCTCCTTTTCTACGGTGTAGCTGCCGACGATGTAAGCGCAGCGCAGCATGAAAGTGTACCGGGAATGAAGCCCGGTCAACTCCATCAGGCGGCTTACCAGAACCTTGCGGTCATCAATATTCAGTGCATACTTTTTCATGGCTTTGTGCCCCTTTCTTTGTTTTCGGTAGCACATATATCGCTCTGAATCGATGAAATAGCAAGGCCATTTCTCGACATTCTTCATATTCGACCTTTTACACGATCCGTGCAAAACACGACTGTGCAAGATCATCCGATATGTACGCCCACTGTATCACGGGGTCATTCTAACCTCGCAATACGGTGGGCCGTTTTATTGGTTTCAGCCGGCTCTTGCTTCCAGCGCAGCGATGCGACGCTCAAACTCTGCCGCCTGGTTTTCCAGTGCTTCGAGTCTCTCGGCATCCGTCTTGGGCTTTTCCTCGGTTTCTCCGTCAAGGATCAGGTAGCGTTCCATGACATATCCGGGAATGGTGTCGTAGGTTACAGTACACCAGCCGTCTCCCTGCCCGGTCACATCCAGCCGGGCACCGTTGGGAATCCACGCCAGACGGTCAGAGGTCTTGGACGGAGCCTGACGCAGACTCAATCGACCACCTGTGACAGTCGCCTTGTTTCTGATCTCCTGCATCTTGACTTCGCTCATCTCTGCTTCCTCCCGAATCATTCCATAGTCGATGCCCTTCAGCCGGCCGCCATATCTCCACTTGCCGAGCATTGCATCCCGGTGGATGCTGTTGCCGTTCACTGTAGTAGAGCAATGTGTGATCTCCAGCGGATGCACCTTGGTGACAACGCCCACATGGTAGTAGTCCAGCAAATCATCGCCGACCTTGTAACGGTCTGGCAGACTATAGCTGCTGTCTCCCGGCTTTCGGGCTTTATAGATAACTTCGCCAACAAACAAATCTGCGGCTTTGATTTCTCCAAAGTCCGCCATTTGTTTCCGGGCTGCATAGTTGCTGCCGTGGATGCCTGTCCAGCTCCCACCAGCCCTGCGGACTGCGCCGATGATAAGACCAATGCAGTCACAGGTACCATCCGTACCGCTGCCGCCGATGCGATAGTCCGGTTTCGTGGCACAGATGGTTTCGAGCTGCTCACGAAAAGCAGTCAGGGTGATGCTCACTCCGATTCACTCCCATTCTCAGGCGATCCGGCCACCCAGACGATGCCGGACAGTACAAAAAAGACACACGGCAGTGCGACACCATTGCCCCAGAGCTTATACTCTGCGGCATCCGAATACGGATCAGCCAGCCATTTCCGGATCTGCTTTTCCGTCTTCGGCTTCTTGGCCTGAGTCACAAGTCTGCGGTGCGTTTCAAACACATCCCGCCAGAAAGAGATTTCTTCTTCCGTGGGATTCTCAGTTTCGAGGTCACGGCACCACCAGTCCGGGAACCCCTGCAGCCGAGCGCACTCGGTCGGGGTCAGACGACGAACCGTATAGGACACTGGAACCGGCTGTGCGTCCGGGTTATCGATGACCAGCCGGTCATTGAAAGCGTCCTGCCCGTTGAAGCCGCTGGGATGTGCCCCGGTCGCCACCGTTCCCGACACGCCATCGTTCAGGTGCGGCACCGGTGCTATGGTGGCAGGGTCTTTAAAGTCCCGGGCCATAAGGGTGGGAGACACATTCTCCTCGATCCTCATGAAGGAGCCGGTGGTCATGGCGTAGACATCCTCCGGTGCGCAGACTGCGTGACGGTCAGTGGCATCCAGCGTAAAGCAGACATCTTCGTTGATGCCGTCGCCTTGCGGACCATTCTCGTCTTTGCGGCCGATCATGTTGCCCTGCAGCACGAAGGTCTGCATCTGGTCGCTTCGGGTCGCCATGAGCGCACCGGACTTTCCATGCAGGTCGATCAGCTCATTGCGCTGATTCACATGGAATGCCGTCACGTCATCCGGCTGCGCCACAAAGGTCTGCTGTTTCATTCCCGGCTGTGCAGACAGCGAACCCGCTGTTTCGCCCAGATCCCGGACTTCATCCCGCTGGTTCTGGGTAAAGGCTACTGCCGGTGCGCCGCCATGGGTGCAGGCCAGAGGCGGTGCCACCTGTTCGTCTACCGTGCAGTTCGACTTGCCTCCACCCTGATCCACGCAGACAACAGGTTCACAGATACACAGCCCGCCCTGATTGCAGGTCGGGTCACCGCCACTGCGATCCAGCGTCCGGGAAGTTTCCGCTTCATAGAATCCGCTGTGGGGGTTATCCGACATCATGGAATGGCTGGCTTTCGAGCAGACACCGTAGCACTTCGGGACGAATACAGTTTGGTCATTGTTGCAGCCGAGGGTGGCGGACTTATCCTCCTGCCAGATGGCGCCCTTGCCGCCTCCTTCACACCCAGAGCGAATCTTCAGCGTGACGGCCGGCAAGTTTTCCACCCCTTCCCTACTGTTTTCTACGCCATCCAGAACCAGCGGAACATTGCCTCCACCCGTACCGCATCTGCTGGTCAGCGTCTGTACCTTGCCATCCCTTGCGATCTTCACCCGGCTATCAGTCGGATGATTTTCCAGAGCGATGGCGGCAGGCACGACTCCGGCACGGAGGGTGGGAGAACGTTCTTCCTCATATCCGATGCTCCTCGCATTGGCGGAGTGTTCGGTACAAAAACCTGCGGATTCCAGAACGCAAGGCGGGTGATGTGCCTCTGCCTGGAGAGTGGAGGTCACCTCCTCGGTCACATCCATCCTCTCCCCGCCCTGGTCGTTCAGGCAGATTCTTCCGCAGCAGCCTGCCGTTCCAGTGCTGCCTTCAGCACCGGAGGCAGCTCTTTGCCACGCACGGAAGCTCTCCGCAGAATACCCAGACACGCCTTCGGACTCAAATAATATTTTGGGGGCACCGTGGTCTGCAAAATCTGCGACAAGGTAGATGCGTTTTCTCCTTTGGGGTACGCCCCACCATTGAGCGTCAAGAACTCGATACGCGACGCTCCATCCGTCTCCCAGATAGTAATCCGCATCGGGCCAGCCTTTTTTGTCAGGTGCAGGCACCTCGGCGGACGGTTCCTTAACACCGATGACGGCTTCGAGGACGGCTTTGAAGTCCTGTCCTTTGTTTGAGGAGAAGGCCCCCGGCACGTTCTCCCACACGATAAATCTTGGTTTTGCTCCATTGGTCTTACACCTCATTTCCTTCACGATGCGAATTGCTTCATAGAACAGGCTGGACCGTGAACCATCCAGACCGTCTCTTTTGCCGGCAATGGACATATCCTGACAAGGACTGCCAAAGGTGATGATGTCCACCGGCGGCAGGTCTGCGCCGTTGATGGCGGACACATCCCCGTAGTGCTTTACCTCCGGCAGACGCTTGGTCGTGACCCGGATGGCGAAGGGTTCCACTTCGCTGCTCCACAGCGGTGTGATACAACCTGTCAGTAAACCGCCCAAAGGAAAACCCCCGGAGCCATCAAAGAGGCTGCCGAGGGTCAGTTGGATATTCGATTCGGTGCTCATACAGCCTCCTCTCCGAGCATCTGCTCTTTTGCTTTCAGGTAGAAGTCCCTGGACACTTCAAATCCGTAGCTGTCACGTCCCAGTTCTCTGGCCGCGCGGAGCGTTGCCCCGCTGCCGGCGCAAGGGTCGATGACCACATCTCCGGGATCGGTAAAGATCTCGATCAGGCGTTTCAGCACGGACACCGGTTTCTGAGACGGATGAATCTTCGGATAGTCCTTGCCATCCCGTTTCCAGTCAAACCAATTGAAGATCATGTGGGACTTGCCGTCTTCACCGACGTTGTTGAACTTCGGGAGCTTGCCCCGGTAGAGGACCAGCGCATACTCCGTTGCACCCACGATCTTCATGTTGGCTTTCAAGACCTGCGGGCTGTAGTTCTTACAGAAGGTCAGCGGGATATAGTTTTTGAATCCGTACTTCTCAGCTTCCGTGATGACCTTGGGGATCTGCTGGAACGCACAGAACACGATCATGCACGGTGCGCCCTTTTTCCCTTTCATGGGTTCTTTCTTCAGCAGCCGGTTACAGAAATGGAAGTATTCTGCGATATTGAAAGTGAAGTCGGTGTTGAATGCCGCTTTCCGGGCCTTATCGCTCTCTCCGTTCCGGTTATCTCCGTCCACATACCAATCCGGGCGACTGGCGTAGAAGTCCGACCCGATGTTATACGGGATGTCGGCAATCACCAGCTGTGCCTTGGGGATGTTGTAGGACTTGAAGTTCTGGAAGTTGTCATGGAACAGGACACATCTGGGTTCAGTCATCTGCGTCCTCCTGTTCCGGCTGGAATGATGCCACCTCATCGAACTTCAGCTTTTGACCGCTACGGAGGACATACACATCCTCGTAGCGGTCTGCGCTGTGCTCGATATAGCGCTTGACGATGACATCCACGAATTTGGGGTCAAGCTCAATGCCCCGGCACACCCGGTCAGTCTCCTCACAGGCGATCAAAGTCGAGCCGCTGCCGAGGAAGGGGTCAAGGACGATGCCGTTGGTCATGGTGGAGTTGCGGATGGGATAGCTCATCAGGCCGATGGGCTTCATGGTCGGGTGATCCTTGTTGGCCTTGGGACGGTCGTACTCCCAGATGGTGGTCTGCTTACGGTCGGAGTACCACTGGTGCTTGCCCTTCAGTTTCCACCCATAGAGGCAGGGTTCATGCTGCCACTGATAGGGACTGCGACCCAGCACCAGAGCATTCTTTTTCCAGATACAGCACCCGGACAGATAGAATCCCGCATCCTTGAACGCCTTTCGGAAATTCAGACCTTCCGTATCGGCGTGGAAGATGTAGATGGAACCGTCATCCGCCAGATGACCGTGCATTTGCTTGAACGATGCCAGCAGGAACTCGTAGAATTCCGAGTCGCCCATGTTGTCGTTCATGATCTTACCGGCCGTTTCTTCCACATCTACATTGTACGGGGGATCGGAAAGCACAAGGTTGGCCTTCACGCCGTCCATCAGGGTATCGTAGCACTCCGCCTTCGTGGAATCACCGCACAGAACACGGTGCCGGCCCAGCATCCAAAGGTCACCTGCCTGCGAGAAGGTCGGCTGTTTCAGCTCAGATTCCACATCGAAGTCATCTTCCTTGATGTCCTTGTCGTGGACCTTGTTGAACAGCGTCTCGATCTCAGGCGGCTCAAAGCCCGTCTTGCCCAAGTCGAAGTTGGAGTTCTCGATATCTTTCAGCAGGTCAGCCAGCAGGGAATCATCCCATGCGCCGGTGATCTTGTTGAGCGCGATGTTCAGAGCTTTTTCTCGGGTCTTGTCGATGTCCACCACCGCACAAGGCACTTCAATATAGCCCAGTGCCATTGCAACGGTCAGGCGTTGATGGCCGCCGATGATCGTCATATCGGCATTGACCACCAGCGGATCGGCAAAACCGAACTCCTCAATGGAGTTTTTGATCTTCTCGTACTCCTTGTCCCCCGGCTTCAGCTTTTTCCGGGGATTGTATGCCGCCGGCTTGAGTACGGACACCGGCAGCATTTTCAGTTCAGCAGTTGCTTTCATGTAGTTCCTCCCAGTTTAGATTCACACACGCATGACCTCAGAGAACGGAACAAAAAAGGAGCCGAACTCAAAGCCCGACTCCAGTTCATCGCTGTCCCCGCCCATCTCCGACTGCGGTTTTTCCGTAATCGGATACCATTCCGGGGCTATCCCGTTCATGGAAGCAAGGACTCTGTCCTCTGCATGGTCAATCTCATGTACACAGATGCCTGCGGTGTTGCAGACTGCAAATACGCCGATCACTTTATTTTCCAATGCTGCTTTCTCCCTTCGCCCTGCCCTTATTGGCACAGGCTCGACTGCAATATTTTCTTGGAAGTCCGTACTGGTGGCGGTAGGAAAACTCTCTGCCGCACATCGGGCAGACCTTTGACCGCACGGTCTTCCAGTTCTGCGGTCTTGGGTGGGTGTTGTTCCACTTGGATCGGCATTCCGGGGAACAGAATTTTCTCGGTCGTCCCCGATGGTTCGGAACGATGGCAGCACCACACTGCGGACAGAAGGAAAATGCCATGTCCTTGATCATCTCGGCCGTGTAATCTTCCATCCATCCTCACCCCGTCCTCATTTTTCGCCGTTTCTATGTCGGTTCCAGTGGAAAATCTCAAAAAGCATACGAAAAGAAGCGAAGCGGCAGCCGGCCCTGCCCCGCCGGGTTAGTTTGTTTTTGCGGCGTCCGGCTGCTGCTGGCTTCTCCATGTCCCGGAACAAGCTAAAACGTGCGAAAAAGCCCATGTTGCAAGGGTTTTCACACGCTTTGGTTCATTTCGGGGGAAAACAAAAGGCACCGGAGCGTTCACCCCGATGCCCTCATCTTCACCTTGTTCATTTTGCGCCGTTAATTCCGGGACCCCCGGCCTATGAATTTTGCGTTTTTTTACACGAAAGGGGCCACCGGTCTTCTGTTGACTTCACCACAGAGAAGTGACCCCGGCCCCCGGTGGGGGTCAGTAGTGGTACACCGGGTGGATGTCTTTGGTCAAAGTCTTGCGGTCATGGCATTGCTTACACATCGGTTGCCAGTTAGCTTCGTCCCAGAAAAGTCCGGGATCGCCACGGTGCGGTGTGATATGGTCTACCACGGTGGCTTTCGTGTATCTCCCCTGCCTCATGCACTCGGCGCAGAGCGGATGGGCTTGGAGGTACTGCCTGCTTATTTTTTGCCACTGCCGTGTATAGCCACGCTTACCCGCCGGGCGTGTAACTTCCGGGTGCAGCGGCAGGTGCTTTACACAGTAGAGGTTGCCCGGCTCAACGAGCTCCGGGCAACCGGGGTGTCGGCACGGCACCTTGGGTCTGCGGGGCACGGGTCATTCCTCCCACGGCAGACCGGGCTTGCCGAAGTGACCGTAGGCACTGACCTTGTTGTAGTCCACGTCCAGCAGCCCCAGACGCTGGATGATACCCTGCGGGGTCAGGTCGTAGCTGTCCTTGACGTAAGCCTGGATGAAGTCAAGCGGCTGGTGTTCCGTGCCGAAGCACTCCACCGCCACGCCCACCGGCTGTACCACACCGATGGCATACGCCAGCTGGACTTCGCACTTGTCAGCGTAACCTGCCTGCACGATATCCTTGGCGATCTTCCGTGCCATATACGCTGCGGACCTGTCCACCTTGGTGGGGTCTTTGCCGCTCAGAGCACCGCCGCCCATTCGACCGATGCCCCCGTAGGTATCGCACGCCAGCTTACGGCCGGTGACACCACAGTCGGCGTAGCTGCCGCCCAGCACGAACCGGCCGGTGGGGTTCACCAGTTTCTGGAAGTTCCCGTCCAGACCGTATTCACAGGCAGCCAGCACCATCATGGATTCGATGATGTGGCGGAAGTCGCTGACCTCCACGTCCGGGCCATGCTGCACAGAACAGAGGAAGGTGGTGATCCGGCCGGTGTCGTAGTCGTAGCTGACCTGTGCCTTGGCATCTGCCCGGAACATCTTGGACGGATGGTTCTTCAGCAGTTGCAGGAACTTGGTGGCGACCATGTAGGGGATCGGCATCTGCTCTGCCGTCTCGTTGGTGGCGTAGCCGTACATGATGCCCTGGTCACCGGCACCGCCCTTATCCACGCCCAGTGCGATATCCGGCGACTGCTTATCGACCAGGATGCCGATGCGGAGCAGTTCCCGGAAATCAAAGCCCATCTTGTCAACACCGATGCGGGTGATGACCTCATGGACGAGCTGCTGGTAGTTGGGCTGGTAGTCGGTGGTGACCTCGCCGGCAATAAAGAGCTGGCTGCGTTTCAGCAGACACTCGATTGCCACACGGGCGTTCTTGTCGTGCTGGAGGATGTCGGTCACAATGGCGTCTGCGATCTGGTCACAGATCTTGTCTGGATGACCATTGCTGACCTGCTCACAGGTGATAATCTTGCTCATAGCTGTTCCTCGCTTTCATGTATCACAAAGCAGGCCGCCTTTGCCGTTGCCCACAAACGTAGGCTCCCACAAAAGCTGCCAGCTAAGTATCGTGTGGCTTCCATTTTTCTGTTGCTGGTCTGTTGCCGGTTCTTCCCTCACAAAATGAGGGGTCAGATTCTTAAAAAGCATTGTTATTACGATGTTTTTAAGGCTTTCATTCTACTCTTTTTATCTTTTGTTGCTAATGTTGCTGGTAAAAAGTAAATCGCATATAAAAGAAAAGAATAATAAAAAAATAGGGTTTTGAGTCGCAACATCAGCAACACATCCAAAAGCGCCGATATATCAGCGTTTTTTCGTTGCCGGTCTGTTGCCGATGTTGCTGGTCGAAGCTCAGAAGCGGCCTTGCGGAGCTGCAAAAACCAACTTTTATGGTCAGGACGAGCCGCTATCACGGCTGAGTCTTGCCGCCCTTGTGGTCATGCCTAGATCACTCCGGCACTACATTGAAGTCGCCTTTTGTGGTTTCGGAGAGGCAGAACTCCACGCCCAAAACGATCTGTGTCGTACTGCCGACACCATCCGCCGGACGCTTTTTCTGAACGGTGTACCTCTTGTCGATCTCGGCATTCAGCGCCTTGGCCGAGTCTGCCCTGTACCCGTTTTCAGCACACCATTCCTTGTAGCGTGTATAAACGGCAGCACGGCGAAGCTCACTATCTGCTTTCGGTTGGAGACATTCACTGAAGAACTGCCCCATCTTATCCGAGAACATCTGGTAGTCCATGGTGGCCTGCACGACAGAATCCGGCATCTCCAGACCCTGACTGCGAAACAACTTATACCCTTCCAGCATCCAGTTCAGGATACCAGACATATTTTCCGGTTCCGCAAAGAAGCCCTTCAATCCCTTATCCTGCTCTTTTTCATCAAAGTGGCGGTCAAAGGGAATGATTTTGATACGACCGGACTCGAACAAGGTCAGGTCCGTGATGTTCGGACGGTGGTTCGTGTTGATGAAGATCTTGAAGTTCGGACGGAACTCGAAGCTATTCTCATGCAAATATCGGGCCGTAATGGTGTCGTTACCAGTCAGGCGTTTGGTCAGGGCAGCATCCAGCGTGATCTTCTTCTCCGGCTCTGAGATATTGACAAACCGGGAGCCGGCAAGGCGAGCGATTTCCTCAGACGGTCCACCACTTTGGGCATTGAACTTTGCCTGCAGCATGGTGGGGTCGGCGTTTTTGCCGTACTCGCCCATGATCCGCAGGATGCTTTCCATGGTGGTACCCTTGCCATTTCGGGAAGTAGGACCATAGAGGATGAACAGACATTCCATCCTCGTATCGCCAGTCAAGGCATATCCGATGGCTTTTTGCAGATAGTCGGCTCTCGCCTTATCCCCTTGCATGATCTCTGTGATGAAAGTCCGCCAGCGAGGGCAGTCTGCTTTCGGGTCATAGATGACCGGAGACACCTTTGTGAGGTAGTCGTCCGGGCGGTGTTCCCGGAACTCCATCGTCCGCAGATCCAGCGTTCCGTTCTGGCAGTTGAACAGGTAGATGTCCCGGTCGTAGTGTTTCATGGACAGTGGAAACACAGACTTTGCATCCTTCAGCATGGTTTCCCGATGCTTTCGGAGCTGGAGCTTCCGCACCCGGTCGATGAATCGCTTTCGGGCATCCTCCTCTGTGATCGTCAGGGCAAACACATACAGCTTGTCCGCCAGCAGCTTCGCCAGTTCCGCCACCTTGAGGTTTTCGGTGTCCGGCTGCCAGACCTTCCCGTCATAGACATACCAGATGCCGCGCTCACTGTTATACCGGGCGATGGGCTTGAAGAAATCGGCAAACATATTGCCCATGCCGATCTCATCCCTGCCGTATCTGGGATTGGTGTGCGGAGCCATCTCATCCAGTGACAGGGTGAGCTTTGTGATGTCCGGCTGGAACTCCGGGGATTTAGACTCCGGGTCAAGGTTTGTGAACTCCTCGTCCACGATGTCCTGTGCGTTGACTGGAACGTACACCGCTGCACAGGTGTTGACGGTGTTCCGAATGGAGATCGCACCGTAAGTCGTACCGGCCTGCCGACGATCCCACTTGTCACGCATCAGGCCGGAGGTGCGAAAGATGCGGTCCATCTGTTCTTCATCGCAGCCGCACCAGAACGCAAGGATGGACAGAAGTGCCATGTCCGCATCCGACTGGCTGTCATAGAGTTCTTCCCAGTCACCGGCATAGAGCTTCTTGAACTTGTCACCGTTGCTGGCCTCCTCTGCGTGGGCAATGACTGCGTCATCGTCCAGATACGAGTGATGCCGAAGCTGGGTGTTCTGCACCTGCTTGTTGCGCTTCATCAGCGAATCCAGCAAGGTGGTCATCGCCGTCTCATCGTTGGGGATCTCCCCTGTGCGGTAAACATCTCCCGTCACGGTGACGAAGCGGTTTGTCGCACCGGGCATATACACTTCCAGCCCTTTGCTTCGGTTGTTGATGTAATAGACTGTCTTGTCGTAGATAAAATCTTCCGGCACACCAAAAAAGCCTCGCAGTCCCTTACCGGACGGAGACTTCTCAACGTATGCCGTGGGGAAAATGGAAAGGACGGTCGCTGCTGTGTCGTTCAGCGTCCCATCCTCTCTGAAACAGTGGTCGATATCAAAAGCACCGATGCCGTTGCCGACCGCAATGCCGATGCCGTCGTACCCGCCCATGGCATAGGTCATGAGGGTAGTCTTGAAATCGGCAAATGTGCGCAGGTCGTTGATTCTGGCACGGTCACCGTTGGCCGGGTTGTACGGCATCTTGGTCTTCTGACCGCTTCGCTTTTCAAACTTCCAGACGCAGAACCGGCAGTCACTTTTCAGTCTCGCAGGGATATTTTTGATGTCTACCACGTTCTCGCCTCCTTCTTGGTAGTAGTGTCGGCAGTGCCCATGTTAAAGAACACCACGATTGCCAGCTCCACTTCCCTCTGCTTGGCGGTAGAGGTCAAGCTGCCCAGCTTGTTCAGCAGGGCGTTCTTTCCGATGGTCGTGACCTGCTCTGCCAGTGCGACAGAGTTGCGCAGATACGCATGGTCATTGATCATCTGGCAGTCTGCCTCTGCAATCTGGATGTGCGTGGGCAGACCCAGCTTCTTCTGCACGGTGGTCAGGGGGATCACCGTGAGCGTGCTGGAAAACCGATTTGCCACATCGTTGCTGATGACCAGCACAGGGCGGCTGCCGCTTTGCACGGAACTGCCGTAATGGTTGCCCAGCTCGGCAAACCAGATCTCGAACCGCTGCACGATCTGCTGCGGAGAATCCTGCTGCGATATGTCCTGCCGCAACGCTTCCTTCTGGGCAGACTTTTCAGTCCGGGCTGTGCGCTGCTTGCGCAGCAGCCGCCCTTTCTGGTTGATGTATTTATTCACATGAGGTCTTGAACGACCGTTTTTATTCTTGCGACCCAATGAAAACTCACCTTTTTTCCCGGTCGATAGACCTTAGGTTGATGTAAAAGTAAAAAGCCGGACAGAGAAGGCACAGCTTTGGCGGCGAATCGATCGCCGCAACAAAAAAGCCGAAGCAAAATCATTTCTGACTGCCTCGGCAATACGTTTCTCTATCCAGCTTTTCCAGTATAAATTATACCAAATTGCGGACGTACCGTAAACAAGAAAAATGTTCAATCAAGTACGGTCGGCGTACAACGATGCTCGGAAAGTGTTCACTTTCCAAGAATAATTTTTTCCTTGCTTTCAAGATCCGGGAGAATCTTCTCCAGTTCCCTGGCAAACCCCCGGATTCCGACCTTCTTGTAGTGCGTTGCCGTGGTGCGGCTCATGGTCTTACCGCAGCCAATCTCGATAGCTTTGAGGGGTTGGCCCCGGATGAAATGCTGCTCCAGCACCATCCGTGCCTTGAATGGCTCCACCTTCTGCAAAGCGATATTGAAGTCTCGCCGCCACTGATAGGCCATGAGGCAGCGTGTCGAAGTGTCCGCCGCCAGCTTCTCGTACATGGCTTTCTCCTTTGGATAAATTGCTTCATTTTCTGACTTTGCGTGCTTGTGGAGTTCAGCCTGGGCTTTCTGCTCTTCGGCTTCAATCATGCGGTATTTCTCGCAAGCAGAGACCACTGTGGCAAGCATGGCCTCCGTTACCTTCTCTGTATCTTTCAAAATTACGCCTCCAATCGTTCCAGCGTCTGGGCAATTCCAGTAAGTGCCCTCTCCCGCTCAGCCTCCACGGTCTTCCGACCCAGCGGTTTCCCGGCACCGTCCTCCACCGTGGGGATGGCTTTCCGCTGCACAAAGAGCTGCTGGGCAACGAGCTGTGTCCGCCCTCGCAGACTGCGCAACCCGATTTCAAACAACTCGATTTCCTCACAGACCCGGCGGTACGGAGTGATCAGCTCCTCATCCCGTCGCTCCTGAATTTCCCGGTTCATGGATGCCAGCACCTTGTCGCAGTTGAGGACGGTGCGCTCCACCGGGTTGGATGTGCCGCTGGTATGGACACGCTCGCCCTGCTCATGCGCTCCCTGCGACAGCTTGTAGATGACCTCGTCCCGGGTATAGAACCATGCATGGGATTCATCGATCTGCCGCTTGAGTTCCTGCTTTCTCGCCAGAAGCTGTGGATAGGAATCGGCCAGTTCTCTGGCTTTTTCCATATAATCCGGTGCCCCAACAGAGGTCTGCATCTCACCGGGATGTGTTTCTTCGCTCATGGTCAAGCCCTCCTTTCTGACCGATGTTCTGTATCACATGACTGCCGCAGCCGAGAGATTCTTTTTAGCAGCTTTTCTCTCGGCTCGTTCCCGTGCCTTTACCCTGCCTCGCTCCCAGCGTTCAACATTGATATCTGCCTGCCGCTTTGCCTCCTGCATGAGGATCGCAGGGTCCAAATCGGTCAGGGTGCGATACCACTTCGAGTGGAAGAATCGCTCCAGTTTCTTTTTGCTGGACCGGTGTTTCCATTCTTCCGGCTCCTGCACCAGCTTGAACAGTGCCTTCCGATAATCCTTGAATGCCTGCAAAACGATGGCGTTTGCCAGTTCTGCATAGCACTCGGCATACTCAACATTTCCCATCGGCGTGCTCCTTGCTGTTCTTGCGAACCCCACTGACTGTGTCATACCAAGGCTCCGGCACCTGATCCTTGGTCATCCCAAAGCGGTAGATGCAGATGATGTGCCATGCAGCTTCGTACATCATGTCCAGCACTCTGCGGTTAGGTTCCGGCAGGGCTGCGGCATACTGAATGAAGTCCTCCATAAACCGGGATTCCTGCAGGTTCTTCGTTCCGCCGTTCTTCTGGCGTGCAATGATAACCTCGGCAAACCGGAAGCATCTCTTTTTGTTCTGCTGGATCCAGTCGTATTTCCAGGTGACAGCGTTCAAGATGGCCTTGCGCTGCTCCTGCGTGGTGACCTTGGGCGCATCGACCGACACGCCCTTCTCCGTCATCCGAGTGTAGTGCTCCATTGCCCGATCTTCCTTGCACATGTGTATCTGGCAGCGAATCTCGTTCAGGCGTGTGCTGCACATCATCTGCTCGATCGTGTGCTCATAGGCTTCCTTCATCAAGAAGTCGAGGTTCATTTTGAGGTCTGCACAGCGGCGCACCGGGTTATCGCCCAGCAGCTCACAGAGCAAGCCCGGCACTTGGATGGGGCGGAACATCGCATACGGAACAAAGAACCCCACCTCATCCCGCTTGGGCTTCGTGCCCGTCACGGGAGCCGCTTTCTTGTAGACGTACTCCCGAGTTCCGGCATTCGTCTCCGATGCCGCCATGCGGTCGGCTTCCTTCAAAAACAAAATCTTATCCATTCTCTTTCCTCCGAACGATCTCTTTCCTCGTGTTTTCATGCTTCCAGCCGTGCTTTGACGGCAGAAATCAGCTTTTCTTGTGTCATGTCCTTCTGTTCCAGAGCCGCCATCACGTCCTCATCCACCGTGTCCTTGGTGATGATGTGATGGATGGTGACCACCTGTGTCTGACCCTGCCGCCAGAGACGGGCATTGGTCTGCTGATACAGTTCAAGGCTCCATG